TTTTGTTTGCTGTCTAAGTTCTGTCAATCTAGCCAAGTATGATGAGTGGAAAGACACAGATCTAATTTATACTGCAACATGGTTCTTGGATGGTGTTCTTGAAGAGTTCATCACTAAGGCTAAGTATATGAGAGGTTTTGAGAATGCTGTTAGATCTGCTGAGAAAGGTCGAGCTATTGGTCTCGGAGTTCTTGGCTGGCACACATACCTTCAAAATAATAATATCCCATTTGAGGGTCTAATGTCGCAGTTTGAGACTAGAAAGATTTTTAGCCAGATCAAGACAGAATCTGAAAAAGCAAGTAGAGACTTAGCTCATGAGTATGGTGAACCACTTTGGTGTGTTGGCACTGGCATGAGAAACTCTCACTTAAGGGCAGTTGCTCCAACAGTTTCTAACTCTAAGCTTAGCGGTAACGTTTCACCTGGCATTGAGCCATGGGCTGCAAATGTCTTTACTGAGCAAACGGCTAAGGGTACTTTCATCAGAAAGAATAAGTCTTTGGAAAGTGCACTTGACCACATAGGTAAGAACACTAAAGAAACCTGGGATCAAATGTTGATGGATGGCGGATCAGTTCAAGGACTTGATTGGATTAAAGACTATTATGTACATGCTGGCGAATCACATGATTCTGAGTGGGGTATGCCAATACATACTGATAAGTTGAAAGAAGTCCCACAAGCAGCTGACAACTTTATACCAATGGCTGATGTTTACAAGACATTTAAGGAGATAAATCAACTTGAGTTGGTTAAGCAAGCTGGAGTTAGACAACAATATGTCGATCAATCAGTTTCACTAAACTTAGCTTTCCCAAAGGAGGCAAGCCCTAAGTTTATCAACCAAGTTCACTTAGAAGCATATAACCAAGGAATCAAGACTCTCTACTACATGCGTACTGAGAGTGTACTAAGGGGTGACATCGCTGCTATGGCAACAGATCCAGATTGTCTAAGCTGTGATGGATAAAGAAGTTGAGGTTTGAAGACCTCTTCTTAGGACCGGGATAGTTCTCGGAAACCGAGGCCAGGAGTTCGCTACTTCCTGGCCTCACTCTTTTTAAAGGATATATAGGATAAGACTCAATGAAGGGTCTACGAATAAAACCATAAAACCATGTTTTTAACACAAGAACAGATTTTCGGTATCATCAGACACGCTTTAACTGCTGCTGGTGGTGCACTAGTTGCAAAAGGAGTTATTGATGAGGCTGGGCTAACTGAGGCTGTAGGTGCTCTAGTTACTCTATTGGGTGTCGTTTGGTCAGCAATGGCTAAGAAGGACGAGGCTCCAGCTGAAATCGAAGAAGGTGCTGCCGAGTAATCAAGTAACGTTTTTCGTAAATTGAGGGGACCCATCCGGGTCCCCTTTTTTGTGAAACAAAGTGCATATTTGGTAGTAGAAAGAATAAATTATTTCAAAATGAAACTAGTAGTTAATCGTATTGACCAACATGCGCTTTCCTCTTTTATCAATCGAGTTAAGCTCATTGATTCTTTCATCTACATGAAGATGGATCAGAATCGTATCACATCTGCAGTTTACTTGCCACAGCGAGACGCAGTTAAGTATCACTCTGTTGAAACAAGTCACGTTTTTCAAATTGATGACGATGCTTGGACTCAAGGTGATAAAGAGATGAAGATCGCTTTCTTTGACGGAGGTAAAGTCATCGAAGCTATCAAGCACTTTGAAAGCGACGCTATTCAAGGTGAGATCGAGTTCGTAGAGAACGAAGAGGACTTCGTTGCTTCTACCTTCCGTATCTTTAACGACGAGCTTGAGATTACTCTTGCATGCTCTGAGCCTTCACTTGGCTATAAGGACTTGACTAAGGATCAAATCTCTGCTATCTTCAGCAAAGACGGTAGCAAGTTCAACTTCGAGCTTGACACTCACATGATCGGTAAGGTTAAGAATCTTTTTGGCCTTGATAAGGACGAGACTTTCTCTATCAATGCAAACGGCAGCGGTGTTAACGTTAAGGGTAAGACCTTTAGCGTTGTTATCAACCCAGAATCAACTGGTAACGGTGACGTGACTGTCTATAAGAAGTACCTGTCCCTACTTGATAAAGAAGAACAAAACGTTTACGTATCTGACTCAAAGGTCGTGTTCTCATCTAATGAGTCCGAGACACTCCTAACTATTTCTACTTGTCAGACTGCGTAATATGAATGTAGAGCTACTAGAAGACAAAGCGATTGAAGAGCTTTCCCTCGATGAAGGGAAAGCTCTTGTCGCACATTATGAGCAGTTAGCTGCCAAATATACAGCTTATGAACAAGCTGTTAAACTAGCTCTAAACTCTATCTACGGGGCATTCGGTAACAAGTGGTTTCACTTCTTTAACATCGATATTGCCGAGTCCATCACTTTGCAAGGACAAAACGCTATTCTCTATTCAGAGACGATACTCAATAAGTATTTCAACGAGTTCTTCTTTAAGGATACTGCAGTTCACGAACACTTTGATATTAAAGTTCGTTACAAGCCTGAGCGACCAGCCGTTATCTATATTGACACTGACTCATGCTACGTTCAGTTCGAAGAGATGTACAATGCTATCGAGTGGAATGGAGAGAAGCTTTCTATTGATCAGTTTATCTTAGAGATATATGCTTTTAGACTTAAGGACTATATTGTTAAGTGTATGGAAAAATATGCAGATGCACGTAACACTGATAACTTCCTAGTCTTTGAGCTTGAAACGATTGCATATAACGGTATTTGGATGAGCAAGAAAAAGTACATTCAAAACATTGCATGGGATGATAAGCTTGAAACAACTGATCGTCACACTCCACTTAAGAAGGTTAAGACGATTGGTTTCGACACTATTCAATCATCAACTCCTAAGTTTGCTCGTGAAAAATTAGTTGAAGCACTTAAGATTCTATTTAAGAAGCAAGATAAGCCTTCGCCCGAGGATCTACAAGAGTTGGTTCAGTTTATGAAAGAAACCAAGAAGCAATTTAAGCTTTGTAATGTAGATGATATCTCTTTCAATAAGAGAACCAATAACATTGACAAGTATATCGTTGATGACCAGATCGAGCTTCAGTTTGGCCTAAAGTGTCCGCCAAACGTGAAAGCCGCTGGTTACTACAACTATCTTCTCAACCAAAACAAGAAGTACAAGAATAAGTATCGCTTAATAGGTAACGGTGAGAAGCTTAAGATTTATCACAGTGCAGACACAGCTTTGAGTGATATGTTCTCTTATTTGCCAGGTGATTTTCCATATGAGTTTGCACCTCCAGTAGATTATGATGTACAGTTTGAGAAGTCTATGATCGATCCACTCAACCGAGTCTTGAAAGCTATTGGTCTTCAGACCCTAGACACAAACCTAATATACGCAACATCACTTTTTTAACATGGATTTACAAGAATTAGAACAGCTAGTACTCAAGTACCCAAACAACATGGAGTTGGGTCAAGTGATTAGAATGATGTACTATGAAAAGAAAAAGGCTCTCGAGAGTCAAAACATGGTCAAAGGCCAATTAAACTTATTCGATGGATCTCAGCAAATTAACTCCTGAACAAGTTAAAATTATAGCTAAATACAAGAGAATCCATGATGAATTGGGTTCTATTGAATCAGATATAAAGAAACTAAACGAACGTTCTCAAGTATTAATAGAAGAACTACAACAATTAAGAGATTACGAACAGTCTCTACAAAAATAATAAAATCATGGCAAAGAAAAAAGAATTTAGCTTCGATGATATTAACAGTGAACTAGCTAATTTGAACCCGCTAGGCTCTGTTATGGAACAATCTAATTTTAGTGAAGTTACTGAATGGATTGACACTGGCAACTATCATCTAAATGCATGTATTTCAGGGTCTCTTTTTGGAGGCTGGCCAAACAACAGATCTTGCTCAGTTGCTGGTCCTTCAGGAACTGGTAAGACATTCCTAGTTCTAAACTCAATCAAGCGAGCAATCGATATGGGTTATAGTATCATTTACTATGATTCTGAGGCCGCTGTCGATAAGTCAACCATGACCAAGTTTGGTATTGATACAACTAAGGTTAACTATCAACCTGTCAATACAGTTCAAGAGTTTAGACAATCAGTTACGACTATTACGCGTCGCATGCAAGAAGCTAAAAGAGATGGAGCTGATATTCCAAAGGTCATGATTATCCTTGACTCAGCAGGCAACTTGGCAACTCAAAAGGAAATTGACGATGCTGTTTCAGGTAATGAGAAGGCTGACATGACCCGCTCTAAGATTCTTAAGTCTATCTTTAGAATTATTATGACGCCGATGGCCGATCTTAAGATTCCGTTTATCTTTACGAATCACACATACCAAACACAAGACTTTATTTCACGTCAAGTTGCTGGTGGTGGAACAGGACCAGAATACGCAGCTTCTATCGTTCTATTCTTGAACAAGGCACAACTTAAGGACTCAAGTGGAGATAAAGCAGGTATCATTGTAACTGCAAAACCAAATAAGAATCGTTTTGCCAAGCCACAAAACATCAAGTTCCACCTTCACTACACAGAAGGCATGAATCGCTTTGTTGGTCTTGAAAACTACATTGACTGGGAAGATATTGGTATTACTAAAGGAGTGATTGAAAAGGGCCAAAAGGTTCCTAAGAAGTCAGCTCGCAATTGGATCTGTAAGCACCTTGATGAGACAGTTCCTAACTCGGAGTTCTTCACTGAAAAAGTATTTACACAAGAGATTCTACAAAAGATTGATGAGAAGATTCACAATCTATTCAACTACAGTACAAACACTGAGATTGATGTAGACGAGTTAATCGAAGCTGAAGATGAGAATTAATGAGGATAAGCTGCCTATAAAGTATATCCTCGGTATAGAATCAACGCTTGACGGTTATCCAACTGGACTAGATGTTCTGCATCACGAGGTGACTTTATGTCAAAGGCACCCAGACAGATATAAAGGTAAGTTTACTCTTCACGCAGTAAACAAGTATCATTTTCCCGATACAGAAAGAGAGCATCTCAAAGCTTCTATTGAGGATCTCTTAAATGAAGGATTGATCGAACAAGTCAATCAAGAAGAAGGTAAGGAGTCATATAAAATACTAATAAACCCATTTGAATAATGCAGTTCGGTCAAGACTTTGAAAAGACATTCTTTAGGCTTTCACTTGAAAAGCCAAAGTACTTGCAGTCTATTAAGACGGGATTCTATACGTCTGATGAAATTGACACGTTAAGTTACTTGGCCAATGCATTTTATGCTAAGTTTAACGAGACTCCTTCGAAGGACCAACTTAAGCTACTTATTCAAAGGTCAGATAAAGCTAGAGAAAAGGTAAGTGAGGATATCTTAAACATGATATTCGATGTAGACCTCGATCAATATGATGAAGAATGGCTAACTGGTACGGCAGAATCATGGATCAAGTGGAGAAACTTTGACACATCTCTTATTGACACTATTGAGTTTATCAAGACAACTAAGGTAACTCCAGAGAACGCCGAGTCGATTATTACCAAAGTTAAGGGACTCATCAACGATCGCAACAACCTTAACTTTAACTCTGACCTTGGTCTTGACTTCTTTGATGTAGAATCACACTCACAAAGAGAAGAAGAGAAAGTTTCTACAGGCTACAACTTCTTGGATAGAGTTTTGGGAGGAGGCTATGATAAGGGTGGAAATCTAATCGTTTATGCAGGTGAGCAAAACATTGGTAAGTCGATTTACTTGGCCAATGACGCAGCTAACTTTGTCAAGATGGGTACAAATACAGCAGTGATTACTGCTGAGATGGCAGCTCACAAGTTTGTCAAGCGTATCGGTTCTAACCTACTTAGTGTACCTATTAATGACTATGCTGAGAAGGCCAAGAACTCTGAATACATTAAGAGAAGGCTAGAAACTGTGGGCGATGGCTTTACTCCGCCTGGTCAACTATTCGTTAAGCAATTTCCAACTTCTCAAGCTACTGTTCTTGACATTGAAGCTTATCTAAATCAAATTGAGGAGGAGAGACAAATCAAGTTGGGCGCAGTGGTTATTGACTACATCAATATTTTGGCTAACTACAGAAACCAAAATACTGAAAACACATATATGAAAATCAAGCAGATTGCAGAGGATTTGAGAGCTATGGGCATCAGAAATAACTGGCTTATAGTTACAGCTACTCAGATTACTCGATCTGGCTATAACGCATCTGATATCACTATGACAGACATTGCAGAATCAGCAGGTCTATCTCATACAGCAGATGTTATGTTAGGTATTATTCAAGATGATTTGATGAGAGCGAGCGAGGAATATTGGTTGAAGATCTTGAAGATTAGAGATGGAGAAGGCAAAGGTGTCAAGTGTAAGTTGAATATTAATTACAACTACATGAGATTGACCGAGACCGACGATATAACGAACAGCAATTTACACAGTATTTAAAATGAGAAGAGATAAAATATTTGACAATAACTTCGACAGTCCAGAGTTTGAGTACTTGTCCAATTTTACATTCGATCTGGATCCAGTCCACAAGGACCTAAGATCTGAAGAGGAGAAGATACAGGTTGAGATGATAGCTAGAGACATTCACGAGTTAATCGAGGTTTCTAGATTTAAGGTTTTTAACGAAGTTGATGAACAGGGTAAAACAGCCAAACTTAAGAAGGTCGACATTAACGAAGTTTATGGGTATATCATTGACGAGATAGCCAAAGACTACACACTTATTGACATCTTTAGCGAGATGTGCGTTTACTTCGATATCAACCCATCTAAATTCTACAACTCTTTGTCAAACGCATACAAGGAGGAACTTGTTGCAGAGCTTGACAAAAAGACAAACATTCTTGATAAGAAGAACATTAAAAAGCTATTCTAATGATAGACAACTCTACTTTAAGTAAACCAGTAAAGAGAGTTTGGATACTTGGAGATATTCACTTTGGTGTTAGAGCAAACTCTTTAGAGTGGCTAGATATTCAAAGGGATTTCTTTGAGAATCACTTTATCCCAACTCTTGAGAAGCATGTTCAGCCCGGTGATGTATTAGTTCAAGTAGGTGACACTTTCGATAATAGACAATCGATCAACATCCGAGTCTTAAACTATGCGGTTAACCTATTCGAAAGACTTGGTCAAATATTGCCAGTTCACGTCATCGTAGGCAACCATGATATTTGGGCTAAGAAGTCGAATGAGATAACGTCTATTGATTCTCTTAAGTGGATCCCTAACGTTCACGTTTACACTGATTGTCAAACTTATGAGTGGCATGATAAAAAGATTTTGTTGATGCCATGGAGAAGAGATGAAGAACATGAGGCAGAAACTTTGGCAGATCATATGACATCAGATATAGTATTTTGCCACTCAGAAGTAGCTGGTGCTAAACTAAACGCAAAGGTTAAAAACGAACATGGTACATCAGCTAACGCGTATGCTAAGTTTACAAGAGTTTACTCAGGCCACATTCACTATAGACAAGAACAAGGTAAAGTACTTTTAGTTGGAACGCCATACCAATTAACCAGGTCAGATAGAGGTAATATAAAGGGCTTCTACATGGTTGATTTAGAGACCATGGAAGAGACTTTCTATGAGAATCATATTTCACCTAAGTTTCTTAAGTACAATATAACCCAGATCTTTGATATGCCTTTGGGTCAATTCAAGAGCCAAATTGAGAATAACTTTGTGGATCTATTTGTGCCATCCAGTATAGCCACTACTAACTCACTATCTCATTTAGTCAATAAGATTCAAGACATAAGTCGTCGCCTTGATCCAACAATCTACAATGAAGAAGATTATATTGACAAGGACTTCTACGACATCGATGAGATAGAAGAGATGTACAAAAACTACAATATCATGACTTTATGTAACGCATATGTTGATAGTATGTCGCATGATGATGATATGAAACAAAGGCTTAAGGAAAAGTTAAAAGATTTATACACTAGATGTGTGTATGATTATGATATAAGTGACGTATGAGAATATCTTCCATAGAGTTTAAAAATTTTGCATCATATGGTAATCAAGTTCAATCCTTAAATTTCGACAAGGATAAGTCAGAGTTATTCTTGACACTTGGTAAGAATGGCGACGGTAAGACTACGGTTGCCAACGCTATTATATTTGCACTGTATGGTAAAGTCGAAGGCGTAAGACTTTCTGACTTACCTAACAGGATTAACGGTGACCTTTGGGTTAGAATCAAGCTACAGTGTGGCAACTCTCATGTTGAGATAGAAAGAGGTTTGGATCCAAGTCGATTCGAGGTTCTTATCAATGGGGTAGAGTTCGACAAAGCAGGTAAGAGATCGGTTCAAGATTACTTAGAGGAAGAAGTTTACGGTATACCATACCATGTCTTCAAGAATATCATTATCCTTTCTATCAACGACTTTAAGTCTTTCTTGACTATGACGCCTTCTGATAAGAAGCAGATTATCGATAGAATGTTCGGCTTCTCAATACTTAATGACATGCAAAAGAACATTAAGGAAGAGAGAAAGTCTGTTAGGATAGACATAGACGCACATGAAGCAGAGCTTAACCAAATTTTAGATTCTATATCATCAGTTAAGTTTAAGCTTAATACTCTCATTGAAGAATCGAGCGAGAAGAACAAGAAGAAGCTGGAGTCTCTTAGAGAGATGTTGCTTTCTATGGGAGAAGAAGTCAAGTCTATGCTCGATGATAAATCAAAGATTGAGAAACAGCTCGGAGATGATAAGGATCAGTACGAGTCAAGTCGAGCAGAAGCTGTTTATATTAAGCATGACATAGATTACTTGAAGAAGAAGGTAGATCTGTATGAGAAGGGACACTGTCCAGCTTGCGAGACTAAGCTTGATAGTGATTGGCACAATCAAAGATTAGAAGACTTTAACTCACAGATCGAGGATAAGACCAATGATATCAAGCAGCTTAAGCAGGTTATGGACGCTTTATCTAATAATATGAAGGGGTTAAAAGATTCGAAGAGTAGTATCGAATCTAAAGTTTCTGATATTAAGTATCAGATGAAGAGTATGAAGGCTGAGTTCACTAAGCTTTCTACTTCTACTGATGAAGAAGAGTTTCAGCACCTTAAGAACCTAATAAAGGAGTTCGAAGAAAAAGAAAAGGAAAAGTCTACTAAGAGAGACGAGCTGGACGGAGAGTTCAATTTTATGGAAATAGTTGAAGAGGTCTTAGGAGACGATGGCGTCAAGAACCTTGCAGTCAAGACTATTTTGCCAGGTCTCAACACTAACATTGCAGCTATGGCTCAGACCATGCACTTGCCATTTCAGATGCGATTCGACGAGAAGTTCAATTGTATCATCAATCATTTGGGTGAGGAGATTAACCCCATGACTCTTTCGACTGGAGAGAGAAAGAAGGCGGACTTTATCATCGTTATAGCCATCATAAAAATACTTAAGCTAAGGTTCCCTCAAATCAACCTATTGTTCTTAGACGAGCTACTAAGTTCCGTAGACCATGACGGAGTACACAACATACTCAAGATACTCAAACAGGTCATCACGGAACACAAGATAAATACATTCGTTATCAACCACACGGTTCTACCACACGAGATCTTCGATAAGAAACTGCAGATCTACCGTGAGAATGGTTTTTCAAAGTTCGCAATAGAAACAATAGAATAAATGATTGAATACGTAGGAAACACCCCCATTATCAAGTTCAAAGTAGATGGTGTCACCATCTTGGGCAAGGCAGAGTTTTTAAATCCAAGCGGATCTGTTAAGGATCGATTGGTTTCACGAGTTATTACAGAGGCTGAAGAAAGAGGTCTAATCTTTCAAGGTGATACTCTAGTTGAAGCCACTAGTGGAAATACAGGCATTGCCTTTGCTATGTTTGCGGCTTTAAGAGGTTATAAGATGAAGATCGTTATGCCTTCTAACATGAGTGAAGAGCGTAAGCAGATGTTTAGATACTATGGCGCAGAATTGATTGAAGTTGGAGCAGGTGACTTTGAAGGGGCCATTGTTGTTAGAGACCAATTAGCAGAAGAACACGGTTGGTTTAACTGTAATCAATTCCATACTCAGTGGAATATCGATGCTCATTATGATACGACAGGTCCTGAAATTAGAAAAGAAGTTGATGCAAGTGACTGGATCCCTCAAGCATTTGTTGCGGGCACTGGAACCGGAGGTACCATCATGGGAACAGGAAGATACTTAAAGGAGTGGTACCATGACATTAAAGTTGTAGCTGTTGAGCCTGCTGAGTCTCCTGTCATGTCAGGAGGAGAACCCAACATTCATGGCATTCAAGGAATTGGTGATGGCTCTAAATACCTAGTTGAATTGGATGAGGTTGATGACATTGAAGTTGTATCTACAGAAGATGCCAAAGAAATGGCTAAAACGTTGGCAAAAATGGGGTACTTTGTTGGCATTTCAGCTGGCGCAAATGTTCTTGCTTCAGTAAGATATGCTAAAAGCCATGATATTGACTTTATAGTGACTATCCTGTGTGATAGAGGTGAAAGATACATGTCGTGTCTTTGATATATAAAGCAAACAAAGAATATAACATAAATGCGTTATTTAGACTTTAATCAATTTGTAAACGAATCAAATTCAGTTAACGAAGCTATCACTATGGCTTCAGACCCAAAACTACGTAAAGCTGCTGATCTTATTTTTGCTTACATGAACAAGCATACTAAGATGAACTTTAAAGCTATTCAATTTGACGAAATAGCTTTATTTGACGGTGCTGAGACCGTGGGAAATATAGCTGTTAGTGATAAGGGTAGCTTTCCAGCAATAAGAGTTGTTGCAAATAGCAACGCTAATAGACCTGGAATTGTTGGCCAAATTGAGTACTACTCTCAAATTGGACCTAACACTAAGTGTGATTTTGTATTTTCATCAGAGAACTTTCCAATCGTACAGCTAGTTACCGAGACAGCAAAAATTATCAGCGATAAAAAGTATGCTGCTGAAGCTGAGGCTGCAATGAACGAGTCTATGGTAAACGAAGCTTCTGCTAAGCTAACTACAGAAGAAGTTAAAATGGTTTCTCAGCAGCTTAAGGCTGGAAAATCGGCTAAGCAAATTTCGGTCGATCTCGGAGTTCCTTACTATAAGATTCTTAACATCAGAAAGAATGCACCTGTAACTACTAAGGATCACCCAGTGGTTGCGGTAAACGAAGAGACTTTATCTGATAAAGTTAAGTTCTTGGAAGAGACTATGGAGGATATCTACCAAATCTCAAGAAAAGTTGCAGCTGGAGCATTTAACTCTCTATTCATTTCAGGTAGAGCAGGTACAGGTAAGACCTATAACGTTGAGAGAGCAATGAAGGATGAAGGTCTAGTTGAAGAAGACGACTTTATGTTAATCTCAGGTGCTGTTTCAGTTATTATGATGTACAAGAAGATGTACCAATATAGAGATAAAACTCTTATCTTTGATGACTGTGACGCTGTGTTTAGGGACGAGAACGGTCGTAACATGTTGAAGGCTGCTCTTGACACCAAGAAGATTAGAAAGATTTCATACTTAAAGAAGTCTAGCTTGGTTTTCGATCCAAAGGATTTCGAGCTTGACCCACAGGGTGAATATGAAGCACTTGAAAACGGCCTAGTGCCAGCATACTTCGAGTTCTCAGGTAGAGTCATCTTCATCTCTAACTTGGACAAAGATAAGGCTGACCCTGACGGGGCCATCAGATCTAGATCTATTCTAGTTGACGTTAACCCAGACGACGCTACTTTGATGGAAAGAATGAGAAAGCTTCTACCACACTTAGAGCCTAAGGATATGCCTATCAATGAGAAGGAAGAAATCTATGAGTTTATGAAAGAGGCTGATGACGTTTCTATGAGAACCTTCGTTAAGGCTGCTGGCTTTAAGATGGCCGGACTTTCTAACTGGAAGAGAATGGCTCAACGCTACCTATAATATTAACAAAAATGCATGGCCAGCTATAACCTTAAATTTAACAAGGACGATTCAGTTGTCAGGCATCTTATTATTGGACTACTTTCAGATTTAAACGACAAGTTAAGCTTCTTTAGGCAAATATCCAATGATGAGAGGGTAATTGTCGATGTGCCTTTCTTTTACTCTATTACGGGCGATGAGAACTTTTTAAGAGATAATTTTTTGTTTTCAACAATCAACGGCGTTGGTTGTGACCCTGATTTAGATAAGGCAGACGGTAACTATGATAAGGTGCCAAGAGGTTTGGTTAACTTAACTTCTCTTAATATTGATCCAAGTAAATTGGTTAACAAGAGAAACATTGGCCACTACTCAAAGTTAGATGCTAACGGAGAGATGCAGGGCTTCGTCTCAGAGTTTGAGATGATTCCTGTTGTTATAGGTATGGACGTTGAACTACTTCTATCAAGTCAATTGGACCTTTTTAAAGTGACTGAGGCTATAGTTAAAAAAATGTATAAGTCTAATTACTATAACGTAGAAGTTGGCCACATCGAAGAGGGGCTTTATAGACTCGCGGCTTACTATGCTATGCCAGATGATTATAGTATAGAAAGACCCATAGAGTATGGGTTTGATGATAAAGGAAATCATAAAGTTACATTCTCGCTAGAAGTTAATTCATTTATTCCATCTTTTGATTACTCAACTGAAAGACATGTTGGAAATAGAATGTTCTCTATTGGTGCAGAGACGGCAGGAGGTCCTACTGGAAAAGTTTCTACAAACGGTGATGTACCAGATGAGCAATTACCTCCAGTTGGAGAAAAGTATAAAGTAGTTGCTACTAGACTCCCGTTCGATAAGAAGAACTATTTCGGTTGATATATATAGAAAATCATAAAATTTAAGATATGACTAATTCAAATAATAGAGTATTTTCTCCAGTTTTAGGAGATCAAGGTATAGCTCAATTCCACACTTCTGGAACAAGTTTCGCCGTTAATGAAAATCAAATAGTACAAGTAAGAAACACTGATAGAACTTTTGAAGCATTAGTGGAAGCAATGTATACGTTTGATGTTAGCGAATCAGGAATTAAAGCATACTATGACCTACGTAACAACATGTTTGTTAAGCAAGCTGACCAAACCAGCTTAGATAACTCTGATAACTTCTTTAAGTTAACAGAGATGAAGCAGTTCTTGACTGAAAAGAAGAAAGAGGTTAAATTAGCTAACAACACATCAGTTCTAGAAGATATAGAAAATGAATTAGCAGAAGTCGACAATAAGCTATCAGAGTCTAACAGAATGCCTATGGTAACAAGTTTTACGTATGACGCGTCTAACAATAAAGCATATATTAATACAACTGAGATTTTAGATGAAAACATTGCAGAGCATATTTTTGCAACCGGCCACGTTGTGTACGAACATAAGCAATATTTAAGCCTATTTGAAATTGCAGCTAGAAACTTTAAGGCATATCAAGAATTACCATTTGTTACAGAGATTACAGAAGGTACCGTTTCTTATTCGGTTATGAGAAAAGATAACACAGCATATGTTTATAGATTTAATTCTGCTACTAAGATTTCAAAATTGACAAATATGGCGATTACTGAAGCAATAGAATATGTTTTAGAAAATACTGGAGTTGATGTTACCAACCTTTTTGAAGATGTTATAGATGCAGCTAATCAAAATAAGGCAGAAATTGATGAAAAGATTTCTAACCTATATGAAATGATTTCTTTCTTGAAAGATAAAAGAGGTGATTTAGCAGGAGCTAATAAGGCTATTCAAGAGATTAAAGAAGCAGATCACATGATTAACCAAGAGATTGAAAGATTAACAAAAGAGATCGAAGTTCTAGAAACTGAAGGTATTACTAGAAACGATGGATATGTTCCAGGTACAATTGAAGTCGAAATCGAGGGACTTTCGGCTGGAGATGAAGTTATGGTTGATGCAGTTGCATATGCTGCAGCCGGATCAGAAGATCCAATTACCTTCTTTGTAGAAGATAGACCATTCAAAGTTGAAAAAAGATTTATTGAGCTAGCAGTTGGTGAAACAGTTTAAGCTATAAACAAGATTATGTTAAAGGCCGGTTTTAAACAAATCGGCCTTTTTTCGTATAATATTAAATGAAATTAACAATATCAACGTGCCTAGAAAAAAGAATTACTTAAACAATAGGGACTTATATGACGAGATAGTAAAATCAAAGGAACAAGAGAAACTGACGCCGAAGGCTGAAAAGATGTTGGTCATGATAGCAGAAAGAGCTATCAGAAAACTAAGTTACTTAAACGAAGATGATAGACAAGATTGTCTTCAGTTTGCTATTTTAGATTTACTCAAGTACTGGAGAAACTTCAATCCAGATTACCCTAATGCATTCGCTTACTTCACAGAGATAGCTAAGCGAGGCTATGCTAAAGGATGGAATAAGATTCATCCTCAAAAATACAAAGACACTCTTTCAATCGATAGATCCAATTCATCAGATGGTGAAGGAGGATTATTCAACATCTGATGTCTATCAAGAATGTCAAGCCTACCAAAAATTCAGGGTTCATACAAGGTTACTTTAACCCTAAGAACCCTGAAAAATATTCTGGTAAAACACCTATCATCTATAGATCCTCTTGGGAAAGAAAGTTTATGATTATGTGCGATACTAAGGATGAGGTTTTGACATGGTCTAGTGAACCAGTAGAGATTAAATATTGGTCAAGTTTAGACAGTAAAGAGCATAGGTATTATCCAGATTTCTTTATGAGAGTTAAAAAAGGAGATTCATATGAAGACTTTTTGGTAGAGATAAAACCGGAAGCCCAAATCAAGAAACCAGAACCTCCTAAGAAGAACTCTAAGAAAGCTCTCAAGTCATACAAGTTTTTGGCAGAGCAATACATCAAGAATAGAGATAAATATGCATATGCCAAAAGATGGGCAGAAGATAGAGGATGGAGATTCATCGTTCTTACTGAAAATAGCTTGAAGTAATGGGATATATCAAAAAAACAATAAAGCAATTATCTAGAGAGGCTGGAGGCAAAAGATTAGCTAGAAAAGAGGCTGAAGATTGGTTTGAGACTTCCAGAAAAAAAATGAATGAGAGGGCTGTGGCTAAGACATCATCTAGATTTTTACCTGGTAAGATATATGTTTTTAGATATGACGACCCTAAATATAAAGATAGTTTAGAATGGTGGGATAGAAATCCAGTAGTTTTAGCTTTAAACTCAAAGGATAATAATGATTTAGGTATAAACTTAAATTTATTGCCGGTGATGGTAAAAGAAGAATTATTAGACTTTGTATATGATCGATTAGAAGGATCAATAAAATCAAAAACTATGGGAGTAGGAGCAAATAATGCTATGGCTCAAGGACATCTTTCCTTAACATATGAAGGAGCTTCTGCATTTTTAGAGCAATTTGGGTTTGATTTTGCTATTAGAAAATACATTCCAAATAGAAAGGCTAATCAAGCCGTCGTAGCATATGAAGAATGGCCTAGAATAACTCTTTGTGATTTCATAGATTTAAATGGAGCTACGGTTGGTTCAATAAAGTGGAGGTTTAGAAACCACCTCGGAAAGAAGAATATATAAAACTGAATACAATATTGTAAAAATGGCAGGATTTACAGACAGAAACGGGCCTTTGAGCACTGGCAGAAGGCCATTTAGGTTGCGTGACTCACTAAAGACGCTATCGTCCTTTGGTATGAGGTACGATGACCTTGTCATACGTCAATCGCAAGCTATAGGTCCTATGGAGGATCTTTTCGGCTACGGTCAAATTAACCCATTAGGTGTAGATAATGATGATATCTACTCGGCATTTGCGGCTATGTCGCTTACTGACATGCAGCTTAGAAAGAATATTCCATTCTTTGACCAAGACTATGTTGCTAAAAGAGACGAGCTTAGAGAGTTTTCATTGCACGATGAGATTGAAGATATTTTAGATATTCTATGTGATGAAACCATCGTGTATGACGAGAAAAACTTCTTCGCAAGACCTGAAATTTTAGGTATGGAAGTTTCTGACAAAGTCGATAAGGATTTAGTTAGATACTTTAATCAGATTTATCATTACTTTGGCTTTAACCAAGACCAATCGGCTTGGTATTTCTTTAGAAAATTTTTGATAGATGGTTATTTGGCATTTGAGATAGTTTATAATCAAGATCAAACTGAGATTATTGGATTTAAAGAGTTAGATCCAACGACCTTGATCCCTGGATATAATCAAGACGATGGTAAGAAAGTTTGGGTTCAGTTTAAGGATGACCCAATGAAAGAGAGAAAGCTTTATGATTCACAAATCATTTACTTGTCATATTCTTCGATCACTACCGCCTCTAGAGTTTCTTACGTTGAGCGTTTGATTAGGGCGTTTAACCTACTAAGAATTATGGAGCATACTAGAGTTATCTGGGCTGTAACAAACGCTTCATTTAGAATGAAGTTTATTATTCCAGTTGGAGGTAAGTCTAAGACTCGTGCTAAGCAATCACTTGCTCAACTTATGAACTCATATAAAGAGACAGTTGACTTTGATTGGGATTCAGGTACATTGGCCACTGATGGCAAGCCTATGCTTCAGTTCAACAAAGAGTATTGGTTACCTTCTAAAGACGGAGACCAACCAGAGATCGAAACTCTTGGAGGTGAGGGTCCAGACTTATCAGACACTGAGGCACTTAAGTACTTCTCAGATAAACTAAAGCATGTTTCTAAGATTCCTTACTCTAGATTCTTGTATGAAGATGGAGGCGGAGACTTTAACTTAGCGGCCGATGGTATGATTAGAGACGAGATTAAGTTTAGTAAGTTCATCAATAGACTTCGCTCTGTATTCCAAGAGATTCTTGTCAAGCCGCTTTATATTCAAATGTGCTTGAAGTATCCTGAATTTGCTGAGGATCCTCAGTTTAAAACTCAAGTTTCTATGAAATTTAACGAGGATAATGCATTTGCAGAACTTAAGACCATGGAAATCATGGAGCGCAGACTTGACTTTATCTCATCTATGAGAGACAGCTTGATGATAACTAACCAAGAAACTATGGAAGAAGAATATTACTTCGATATGGAATTCTTGGTTAAGCGTTACCTCAACTTAACACCTGACGATATTGCGGCTAACGATGCTGCTAAATCAAAAACAAGCAAAAAAGACGCTGAAGCACCAGTACCCGATGATGACATGGGTTTAGGCTTCTAACCTAACTAAACATGAAATACTTAAGATTATTTGAACAATTTATAAAAGAGACCAAAGATTCAGTTTTGGCAGGAGATGACTCTAAGGTAGAAGTAGATTCAGTTATTACTGTAAAGGGTAAAAAGATTTCTGCTCAAGAGATTCTAGGAGCCATTATTTCTTCTGATACAGAGAAGGAAATCGAGCAATATTTTTACGATAAGTATGGTGAGGGATCTTTCTCTATAGAGGCTATGTCGGCTATAAAAAAAGCCTTTAACGACTATGGTGCCGAACAGGCTGAAGAAGAAAAAGAGAAAGAGAAAGAAGAGAAAGAGGCAGAGGAAGATGACGGCGGATTAGGTATCTAATCATTTAGTGATTTTTACTACAAAGAAAGCAGATATATAACAAAAATAGACCCATATAATGGCAGATTTAAAAAATTTATTGATAGTCGAGAGATCGTCTGGTAGCTTAGCAGTTGCTGGTGAATCTAAAGACTATGTGCTAGAGGGTGTTTTTGGAGAGATTGACTCTAAGAACAAGAATAATCGTATTTATACAGAGGATGAATACGTTCCCCAAATTGAAGCACTACAAAATAAAATCAAGTCGTCTAAACTTCTAGGCGAATTGGACCACCCGCAACAATTTGATATCTCATTGAAGAATGTTTCTCATGTGATCGAGGAACTTTTTTATGATGGAGACTCTAAGCAAGTAAGAGGTAGAATTAGACTACTTGATACTGACGCTGGTAGACAAGCTAAGGCTTTGGTTGATGCAGGTGTTCCGTTGCAAATTTCTTCTAGAGCTGCAGGTACTGTGGAGTCTAGCGGAAAGGTAAAAATCAAGCAGCTATTTACATACGATCTAGTTGCAGATCCTGGTTTCGAGAATGCCGAACTCTCAAGAGTAAATGAGTCTTACGGCTTTTCTAACGATGATAATCTATTCATCTACGAAATCGGAACACCTCAAGTATTAGAAACAACAAACTCAAATCAAAACAATACAGAAAAAATGGAAGAATTTGTAAACGCAAATGACTTCAATAAGTATACAGAGTACTTGGCTGAAGAGATTAAGACTCTAAAGGACTCTATCGACGAAGTCAAGACTGGTTCTGATAACACTTCAATTACAGAACAAATCCAAGAAGTTATCGCTCACAACGATCATTTAGTTGAGAACGTTAATAGAATCTCTGAGTATACACAATACTTGGCAGAGCAATTAGACAAGAACATTCAGTACACCGAATATGTAGCTGAACAAGCTGACAACGGTATTCAATACGCTGAGCACGTTGCTGAGAAGTTAGATCAGTCTATTCAATATTCAGAGCACATTGCTGAGAAGGCAGATCAAGGTATTCAATACTCTGAGAAAATCGCTGAGAAGGTTGAAGAGTCCATTAGTTACACTGAGACTGTTGCTGAGTCAGTAAACAAGTTGAAGGAGTACGCTAACTACATCGCTGAGGCTAGCAACGAAGGTTTCACTGAGAATGACAAGTTGATCGAGTACGTTGACTACTTGAAAGAGAACTTGGAGTCAGTTACTGAATACGCACAGTACATTGCTGAGTCTATCAACGAGAACCTAGTTACTGAAGAAGAAGGTACTGAAGCTGGTAAGGACATCGATGAGCTTGACGACGACAAGATCGGAGATAACTCTAAAGAAGGTGAAGTTTCTGATGATATTAAAGATGCAACAACAGATGCTGAGGATCTAAAGGCTGACCTTAAGAAGTCAGACTCTGAGGTTGAAGATGAAACTAAGGACGGAGAAGATCCGGCTAAGTCCGATGTTGGTGAAGAAGGTGCTCACGATCCGCTAGAGGCTTACAAGACTGAGATCAGCTCTAAGCTTGACACTCTAGTTGAGAAGGCGCTAATCAAAGAGAACGAGAACCCATCATTCTTTAGAATCGTTTCAGGTTCTACTCAGTCTAAGTACAACGAGTTGAACGAGGATGCTAAGAAGGAGGTTAGACAAGCTGTTGCAAAGCGTGGCTTCATGACTGAAGCACAGATTGTTTCTCTAATCGAGTCTTCACAGTTGATCGTTGAGAACAGAAACGCTGAGCCTTTCGTTCTACAGGCGATGCCATCTGAGTACAAAGAACAGTGGGAGGCACTATCTGAGTCTAAGCAGGCACAGATCCTAGCACAGTCTAAGTACTTTACTCTAAATACCGAGTATCAAGTTTCAAACTTCTGGCAGACTAGAGACCTAAGAGAGTCTAAGGCTGTTATGCAGAAGTTAGAGATGGTCAACGAAAACAAGTCAGTTCAAGAAGAGACTAAGCCAATGTACGACGTTTCTACTTACGCTGACGAACTAAAGAAGAGATTTAAAAAGTAATGAAATACGTAAAACTTTTTGAACAGTTTACTAAAGAGCATCTTATTACTGAAAAGACAGTAGACGTTAATGATAAAGTAAAATCCAATCCGGGGTTTGCTAAGAAAATGTTACAATATGCTGCCGAAGAAGATGCTGACGGCAAGCAAATGTATCAAACAAATTATACAGTTCAAACTAATCCTCCTGATTGGGACGGCCCTTTGTTTACCTTTAATACCATGGATGCCATCCAAGGCGCAATGGGAATCAATACAGATGATGGCCCATTTGATTATGGTATAGCAGGCTGGGGTAAAGGTTTCATAGAGTGGTTTTCAGATCCTTATGGCGATTCACATCGAGTTAAGGTTGATTGGGATAATCTTCTTTTGGCTGATGCAATTAAATTAATTGCTAAGCTACAGAAAAAGGCTGAAAGTGAATATAAAGCCCGTAGAGAAAAATAATAAGAATATATAATAAACTATCGACGATAGGGCGACAGAAGCAGAAAGCCCAAGTAAATGTCGAAATTCAAATAAACCGCAAAAAAAGAAAAAATTAATTATGCAAAGAATTAATGAAGCGGAAATCAGAAATACTTGGGCTCCAATTATCGAGGAGGCTACTGGTATCACTGATTCCAACAAGCTAGCTTGGATGAGCGAATACTGCCACAATCACAAGCTATACGAGGACGCAAACATCATGTCCTTGTCAAACAACCCAGGTCCAATGAACCTAACAGGTATGGGAGACGTAGTTCTACCTACTCAAGGTGCCAACGTTGGTGCAGCAGCAGGTACTCCTGGCTCAGGAGATAAGGCTCCAACCCTACTACCATTGGCAATGCAGGTAGCTGCTCAGACTATCGGTCTTGATCTAGTTCCTGTTGTTCCTATGGCAGGTCCTATGGGTCTTCTATCTTACCTAGACTTCACTTACGCTGGAGGTAGAACTGATAACGCTGAAGCGCCATCTTACATCAAGACTGACGGTGCTCCTGTTGACCCATCTTACGGTACTCTAGTTGGTGCATCAAGAATCGACGGTAAGGACATCTACAGAGTTGAGGCTGCTGGTCAAGATGCTATTGACGATCCAGCTCAGGCGGGTATCACTACAGTTGCTAATCTATTTGATGATGCAGTTGAGCTAGTTAAGGCTCTTGACGATCACATCATCGGTTTCTCTGGTGCTAACGCAGGTGGAGCTAACGAGCCTGGATTCGCTACTCCATACGACAGAAACACTGGTGAATCAACAGCTGACAGACTAATGGGCATGAGCCTATTCAGCAAGTCAGTTGCTGCTGAAACTTTCCAAGTTGCAGCTGCTGTTACTCGTGAGCAGGTTCAAGACCTAAAGCAGTTCGGCGTTGACGCTGTTGCTCAGGTTGAGTCAGTTCTAACTAACGAGTTAACTCAGTCTATCAACTCTCACATCCTTGGTGCTATGAGAGCTCTTGCTATCACTAACGCAGGTGCTGCTGGATTCTTAAACGCTACAGCAAACGCTGAAGGCACACTAAATCTAACTGCTGCAGCTGCTGCATACCCTGGTGAAACCAGAGGTGAAGCACACAGAAGAGTTCTAACTAACATTCTAGCTGCTGCTAACTTGATTGCTAACAGAGGCAGAAGAGGTGCTGGTAACTTCGCAGTTGTTGACGCTAAATTGGCTTCAGCTCTACAAGGTGTTGCTGGTTTCGTACCAAACCCAATGGCTAACACATTCAACCAGGTTGCAGGTGCAATCTACCCAGTTGGATCTGTTGCAGGTATCAATGTTTACACTGATCCTCTACTACCATTCGAAGGCGACGCTCAAGGTCACAACGTTCTAGTCGGTCGTAAGGGCGACGGTAACGGTCCTGGTCTAGTATTCATGCCTTACTTGATGGCTGAATCAGTACAGACTATCGCTGAGGGTACTATGGCTCCTAAGGTTGCAGTTAAGTCTCGCTACGCACTAGTTGAGGCTGGCTTCCACCCAGAGACTCAGTACATCTCATTCAATGTTAATAATCTAGAGCTATAATCTTAAAGATTAGAATTCAATACATTATAAGGAAAGCCCGCGAATGCGGGCTTTCTTTTTGCTTCAAATTTAGGCCAGACGAGAGGATATATACAAAAACGATAATATAATAAACTATCAATATGAAACTAAAGAACAAGCTAAAAATGTTTGAGGAGTTTACTTCTGCAGAGAAGAACACTGAAACTACAATCGATTCAAAGGGAGCAGTAACTACTCCATCAAACACTACTTCTATCTTAGATGACGTAGACAATATTTTAGGTAATCTAGAGACATTGTCCAAGCAAATTGATGAGAATATAGACGAAGCTATTGATTCTATTACTAATGATTTTTTAAATAATGCTCTTAATGAAGCCACAGCTGGTGAAATGATGATGCAAATGTTTAAAGATATGGGAGCTGCTGCAAAACTAGGTGCATCTTACAAAAAAATGGCGGCTACCAAAGCGTCTATAGATACTGATAAAAAAGTATTTGCTTTAAAATTTGCTGAAGAGAAGCCAGAAAAGGTAGAGGTGGCTCTTGATAAAATTAAAGATAAGCTTAATGATGCGATTAAGGCCGAGAAAGATCCAGCTAAGAAACAAAGGCTAAGAATGCAAAGAGATAAAAAATTAGAAACATTAAAGACTCAAGTTTCAGCTAAGATAGACAGAGAAAAGCAAGATAAAGACAAAAAATTTGATAGAGACTCTGCAGATGCACAGTCTGCAATTACCAAATTATTGGGAGATAATAAAATTACGTCTCCTATAATGTCAGCTAGATGGGAGGCTCAAAAGCTAACTATAGATAGAAATATAGAGGATGCAAATATTGAGGCAGAAAGAAATGCATGGGATGAATTTATAGAGGACGAAGATAGAATAAAGAGGTTAGAAGCAGATCAACTAGAAAGATCTAAAAAGGATGCTAAAGAAGCCGATGAGCGTCTAGCACAAGCTAAGGCTGATGCTGAAGAAGCTCAGGCTGAATTAGACGATAAAATAGCAAATGCTCAAGGGGATGAAAAAGATGCTTTGGATAAACTTAAGGAATTTAATGATGCATATCTTGATTTCTCCGATAAGATGAATCTAACTAAAGAATCTACTTCTGAAGAAAAGAAAGCAGCGAGCGATGCTAGTACTAGATTTATCAATGCAGACCAAGCTTTAAGCAAAAAGACAATGAAGGACGCTTTTGGATATGAAGACGACGTCGATGCTTCAAATGCACTGGCTGAATTTAATGAGAGAGCAGAGGAGTTAAAGTCAAAATATAAGGCTATTAAAGCAGAAGCAGGCGTAAGATCATCAGACGATGAAGAAGATGATTCAAGTTCAGAACCAGATCCAGCAGACGATGGCGGCGAAGAGCGTACAGCAGAACAAATACAACAGGAAATTGACGATCTAGATCAACAAATAACTGATAAAGAAGCAGATTTAGACTCTAAAAGAGAAGAAATGCAAAATTCAGAAGCTGGTCAAGAATATGCAAGGGTTCAGTCAGAATATGACTCTTTAAGGTCGACTCCAGAAGCAGATCGAGCAGACGATCATCAAGAGCAATTGCAAGCTCTTAGAGATCAAATGGATCAAATAGAACAAGATTTTAGAGAAAACGATTCATTAGGTCAAGAAATGACCGCGCTTGAATCAGAGATAGAATCTTTAAAAAATCAAAAAACCGAAAAGCAACAAGAACTTAGAGATTTACCTCAAGAATCTTTTAATTATGAAAACGTTACAGAATCATATGCATTTAAATCAGGCTCTATTGCTGATAGATTTAAAAGATTACTATAAATATTAAAGACGGCGTTTAGCGCCTTTCTTTGCAACTTTAAGGAACTCCTGTCTCTCATTGAGCAGGAGTTCTTTGCATTTCTTGCGAAACTCAATTGAACTTTTAAGTATACGACTGTCCACCATTGGGGCGTTCAAAGTATCGTGATACTCTGGATGGACAAAGTTTTCTAAATCAAAATTCATAAACTTGGCTTTGATGGGTCTTAGGCTTATAGCGCATTGCCAATCTATGTAGTTGGTCACTTCCTTAAACTCTTCTAAGCTGACAGGCTTCTCATTTTCCCAGTCATAGTAAAGCCTAACTGAGGCGGCATCGCGCTGCCCAGGTCTTTGCATTTTTATGGCACACTCTATAAACTGATCGCTTTCGGCCCATCTTTTTATGTGTCTATGTTCAACTAGAAACTTTCTATGAACCTTCAACAAGTTTCTTAGTATAACACCGTAACGATTTTTTGGGTAAGGCCCATTTGTCCTTTCTATCTTAATCCTTCTCCAATCTATCATATAATATCTATCACGTAAACAATTTGTGCCTTTAAGCATATAACTTACAAAGCTATAAATATGCAATCGATCAATCAGCTCTTTACAGAAAAGTACCGACCTAAAAATCTAGACGATCTCATTTTGCCAGATCGAGTTATGACTAAGTTTAAAGATGGCCTAGTTCAAAACATGCTTTTTGCAGGTTCACCTGGTACTGGTAAGACTTCAACAGCTAAAGCAGTCGTTAATCAATTTAATCTACCGTATCTTTACATTAACGCATCAACCGATACTTCGGTCGATGTGATTCGTACACGTATCATTGACTTTTGTTCTACTGTCTCTATTATGGATGATCCGGGTGCATTTAAGGTTGTAATTCTCGATGAGGTTGACGGAGTTTCTGATCAATTCTTTAAGGCTTTGCGTGCTACGATGGAGCAGTTTGCTTCTAACAGTCGATTCATTGCTACTTGTAACTACATCAACAAGATTCCAGATCCTGTCTTGAGTCGATTCGAGGTCATTAACTTTGACTTCGACAAGCAAGAAGAATCTGAGTTGACCAAGAAGTATATCAAGCGAGTCTATCACATCTGTAAGGAAGAAGGCTTGACTATCGAGAAGGATGCTCTTGTCGAGTTCGTTCGTAGAAACTTCCCTGACCTTAGAAGTACTCTCAATAAGCTACAAGGTTTTAAGACTCAAGGCACTACTACGATTGCGGTCGATGACGTCAAGCGATTCAACTCAGTCTTTAAAGATGTATTTGAGTTGATATTTAATGAGACTGATCCAGCTAAAAACTATCAAATGTTGGTTAGCAATTATGCTAATCGAGTCGATGATGTCCTTCAGTCACTTGGAGAAGAATTTATTGAATACATAAATCAAGAACAAACTCAAAGTAATAAACATATTCCACAAGTCATTATTTCGGTTGCTAAACACCAGGCTCAAAGAGTTGATGTGATCGACCCGGTAATTACAATGTTAAGTTGTGTTTATGACATACAAACGATAATTCGTTCGTAAAAAAATGTTAAAATGCTTTCAAGTTAATCTTGAATTCGTTATATTTAAATGAAAGAAGAAATGAAGGTGGGAAAACATACTCTATTAATAGACGGAAACTACTTCGTCTTTAGCAGGCTCTTTGTGATGCCTAAACCAAAATCAGGTAAGCTCTTAGGAGATGATAAAGCTCGCGCTCAATTTATGCGCAAGTTGTGCATTGACTTTGCCTCTGAGATGCGCAAGCTTAACGCCTTCGTTGACGATGTTGTCATTGCAGTTGACTCTAAATCGTGGCGTAAGGATCTATATCCTGAGAGTGATTATAAAGGCACTAGAAAGCAATCATCTGATGTAGATTGGAATGCAGTCTACGGTACTTACGAGCAGTTCCAAGAGATTCTAAAGAGCAAGGGTGTTACTATCCACCAGACTCAAGGCGCTGAGGCAGACGATGTACTTTTTGGTTGGTCAACAATGCTTAATGGCCGTGGTAAATCATGTATCGTTTGGACTGGTGACCGTGACTTGATTCAGTTGGTTAATTATTCTGAGGCCAATGATGCTCATACCATTTGGTACTACAATACAAAGAAGAGCTTATATGCCTTCGAAGGCTTTACTCAAGCTATGGAAGCTTCAGCTTCTTCTGATCTGTCAAATGATGATATGCTCTTCAATATGGGCGGTCAACATATGATGCGCGATCGTTATCAAGGCGATATCTTACAGTGGGTCAAAGACAACAAGGTTGAAATCACCGAGGTTGACTGTGACTTGTTTATCTTGAAGAAGATCTTGGTCGGCGATAAGTCAGACAATATTCCTTCGGTTGTTACTTGGCAAAAGGAGATGAAGAACGGCAAGCTTCGCAACTACTCTATCACTGACAAGACTGCAGATAAGATTATTTCTCAGTTCTTGAAAGAGAACGATGATTTTAAGATCGACTATCTTTTCTCTAAAGAAGTCAAAGAGTCTATTGGTGATATCATCTATCGAGTTGTTGGTCATAGTAACTTGGCTTTGATTCAAGCAAATCTAAACAGTAACATCTCTCTTATGTTGCTTCACACTAAGACTATTCCAGATGCCATTCAAAATGCCATCTATGAGACTATCGATCGAGAATGGGAAGGTGCTGTTGATAACATTGAGGTCTTGCTCGACAAAGATAAGATTCTTGAAGGCACTGATTGGTTGAAGGGTAGCTCAGCTCCAGCTTCGGTTGATCCTTTCGCTAACATGGAAATTCCTGAAGAGCCTATCAAGAAGGTTGATGCCAAGAAGCCACATGACTCTAACCCTAAGACCAAGAAACTAAGTGACTTATTCTAAGTATAAAGATATGGAAACGATAGAGCTTATCTTGAAAGAAGCATCTGCTTATGGTCTTCAAACTGAAGTTAAAGTTTGGGCCAATAAGATGATGCAAGATAATCCTCAGCTTAACGAAGTAGAAGCTTATACTTTTGCATATCACGAATGGGTTAAATAATGCTAGACGAAACTAAACTCTTTGACTTCGTGAAAATCATGTTCACGAAGCGAGCCGATTATAATAAACTTAAGCAACATAGTAAGAAGCGACATCACTTTATGATTAATCGCTTCTTTGCTATTAAGTATCCAGCTAATGCAAACGAATTCAACGTTAATGGGATCAATGGAGCTTCAGTCGTTGATTGTTGGTCTATGGTTGCTAGTAGATTTAAATCGGTTCCAGGTTGGTTTTACACCAAAACCAAAAAAGCTGCTAAACAGAAGCCTGATAAATATATTCCATCGGAAGAAGCAGTCCAACTATACTTAGATAAGAATGAGATAGGCAAGCGAGAGTATCAAGAACTCATTATGTTTGCAAAGGATCAGCTTTACTCCGATCTTAAAAAGATAGAGGAGCAAATCAATGTTTACGGAAAATAAGGATACTTTCGCTGAGGTAGTTGATATTACTCTATATCGGTACAACTCAGTAGATAATCGCATTTGGGCTATACTTAAGAATAGCGAAGCTCATAAAAAATTGAGTAAGCATTCTATTCTAGTTTCCAGCGATTCACTTAAAGAGATTCTATTAGCTCACTTTAGAAAGGAGATTAATAGAGTTGAATCTTTGCACAGTTCCATAGTCCACAAAGAGGCAACTTCAGTTTACTTCTTATGGAAAATGTTGGAAGATCTTTTAGGACTAAGATGGGTTAAGTTTACGCTTAACTCTAACGTAGCTTATAATCGCGTTGTTGATATCGATGATATGAAAACGATCAAGTATTCTGTCAAGGTTGTTAGAGGTACATTGAGAATGTTTGATATCTTTAATCCAGCTCAATTGCCTCTTATCAATACTATATTGCATAAGGCACATATATTAAAGCAAAACCAACAGTTCACAATCATTAAGGTTGAGGATTTGATGACCAAGCTTGATATTCTTTTGGCCAAGAACAACTCTAGTGAAATCGCAACTCCGGTTAATGCCATTTTGGCAGAAATAGATCAATACCACACGGATAACCCAGAATTGCTATTAGTGACTGATTTCGACTAAGATATATAAAAGAAAGTCGAACACTATGGGAAAACGCGAAGGTCTTGTTTATTTAGTAGTTGCTCTTTGGGTTATATTAGGAGCTTTAGGGGCTTTTAGAGATACAACTCTATCTGAGCTTTCAGTCTATTTCGGTTCACTAACTGCTTATGTTGGTGTCTATGTTTGGTCAGAGACTAAGAAACCTTCTGTTAAAACTAGTGTTTTTAAAAAGGGTCCAACTTCAAGAAGAGAGGCTATGATATACATAGTAACGCTGTTATGGGCTCTTGCTGGTGGATTGACCATGTGGTACAATCAAAACTTAAATGATTTGACAGTCTATTTTGTTTCTCTATCTGGTTTTGTAACAAGCTGGATTTTGGGAGAAGTTTATAAGCCAGAGGACGAAGTCAAGAAAAATATTGCTAAAAAGTAATGGTAACTGGCTTTACAGCAAATGAAGTAGGAGACGTTTTAATAGCTAGACTTAAGGAGCCGTATAACGGCATTCTAAGAGTTTTAGGTTGGCAAATAGTTGCGGGTTTAACTACAACTAGGACTGATGGTATAACCCTATTATTTACACAAGGCTCTACGACGGTTCAAGCTACTCAAAACATTACGATGAATGTTGGAGAAAGAATCATCGTAGGTAACCAGTATTTTACTATTGCTTCTGTCAACGGTACTCAATTTGAAGTTGAAGAGATTCCTACTTTTACAGCAGGTGACCTCAAGTTCTATGAAGAGACTAACGAAAACAATAAGTTTGTTTACGAATACAGGTGGTCTCAAAATAAAGATGCCAATGGTGGAGAAATGTCTGAGTTTAGACCTTTGACAGAAGATTCAAACCCAGGTGACTTATTTACTCTAAACTTTAATTCTACTCTACCTCTTTGGTTGGATGTTAGAGCTACTGTCGATAGAATGTCCGTTGGCGGTGCTACTAAATCGTTGAGTATATTGAGTGTAACATATGAACTTGAAACTGCTGATGGAACGATAGAAGCATGTCCTCAATTCTGTGCAGATTGTGAAGATCCTTGGGCTTTTGTAGGCTGTGAAGGCATTACAGTTGAATGCGAGACTAACATATTCAATCCATACGAGCTACAAAGACCAGTTAATCTTTACAAGCAAATCACAGATATTTCTACTTCTATATGGGGTCATGAAGTGCGTTACTTTAGAGTAGAGCCAGATCAAAGGTCTAAGGACGTAATCTTAATGGAGTATTCTCTTTACAATGTGGTAGAGGAGGGCATGGTTAAGATTATGGTGCCCGATAACGAATTCCCAACTGAAGAGTTTAGCTATGATATCTTTGGTATGGGCTTCGAGAACTTTGAGATTCATATTACCAAGACTGAATTCAACAATGCATTTGGCATTGGACCGTCGCCCAGAAGTAGAGACTACTTATTTTTCCCATTCAATAATAGAATGTATGAAGTTGTCTCTGTTACGTTTGCGGATGAGTTCAATAGAAGCTTAACATATTGGAGAGTTCAACTTAAGAAATACGAGGACAGAACTTCTAGCATCCATACTGACGAAGTTGTCGAGCAAACAGTTGATGATTTAGTCGTTGGTGTAGAAGAAGTATTTGGTGAAGAGATTCAAGAAGAGTATGAGAAGGTTACAAAGCCTCAACAATATAAAACAGTATTCCACGTTGTACAAGACGGAATCAGATCAGCTATTCATAAAAAGCTAAAGATCGCTGACATAGATTTAAGAAATAGATGGACAGTCATTTCTAGAAACTATTATGACCTAACAACGGCGGGCGACAAAGTAGAACAACAGGATGGTTCATACGCATTTGAATTTGATGAAGCCATTATCTACAACCTAAACTCCTCGCTGGCAGCTGATAATAATTTAGCCTATACCGGATGGTTTAAGCCAACCTTAAACACTACATTTGCAAATACACATCAAACTATATTAGATGGTTTAGATGGTGATAAGGGCATCATGATCGAAACTTCAAGAGTTGAGTTTAGGGTGACGCTTAACGATCAAGTTTACACATATGATTTTGGAGCCATAGACGATCCTAATAATCCATTCTTTGAGGCTACAGATACCATGTGGTTCTCTATGGTTATCAACATAAGTAATCAATACAATGAAATGTCTGTAAATATTTACAGACTAAACGATGAAGTCAACGAAGGTTTACCACAAAATGCGCCTAATAGGTTAGAACTAATGTTTAATGAAACTACGACTATTCCTGCTGGCCTAACTTGGGAAACCAATAAGCAATACACTCTAAGAGGTGGTTACATGCATATGACTAACATCAGAATCTTTACCAAAACTATTGGAGCTGAACAACACACAAACGTATTACAGCAATATGTTGTTAGAGATTCACACCTTAACATTTTAACTGACAACGCTATACCAAGCATCATGCTTAGAAAGTATAGCCAAGGCAGATAATTTAATCTATATTCTCTTAGTTTGGTAACTAGGGATATATAGAATATAATATCATAATATGAGCGAGAACAAGAAAACAATCTCTGAACAAGCTGACGAGATACGGAAGGAGTTAGATGATTTAATAGGTGGAGGAGGCGATGAGCTTGACATAGATTCTGATCCTACTGATTTGCCTATGATGAATCAACCATTAATGCCATCGGTAAACTATACTGAAATGAAGGGCAAAGCTAGTAAGCAAGCTCAAAAGACTATCACTAGCTTGATGAAGTTTTATCTTGATGCAGATATCATCGAGAAAGATGAGTACATCGCAGCTAAGAAGAAAATGGACGAGATGACGATGGCTTCTCTCATCTATCAGTTACAAGCTGGCGAAAGAGCTTTGACTACTTTACTTGAGACCATCGATGGTGGTGAATTAGCTCCAAGAATGTTCGAAGTTTTAGCTACTCTACAAAAATCAATGCTTGATATCATTAAGTCACAAACCATGTATTTGATGGCAGCTGAAGAGGCTACTAAAAGAATTGCACGTGACGTAGAGATTTATAACAAGAGAGTTGGCGAGGCTGAAATAGAAGAAGCGGGTGGAAGTAGTGATAACTCAAATATTATGAGAGGTACAAAAGACTTGATGGCACAAATTCAAGCTGGTATTGCCAAATCAGGTGAAGATATAGAAGACGCTGAAATAGAAGATATCGAAACTTAATGAGCGATTACGTTGGAGATAATAAATGGATTCCAAAGGGAGAAAGCTCTGTAGACTCAGAAAGAATTATATGGTCGACAAAGCAGATCAATGACCTTATGCTTGCGCTTGATCAGGGTTACAGACCCAAGGTCAAGATGCCTTTTTATGAAGGTAAGCAATTCTTAAAGAAGGGCAACATCGTCTTTGAGTATACTGATGAAGAAATAGCTGAGTTAGCCAGATGTGCAGCTGATATCAATTACTTTGCAGAAAAGTATGCAGTGGTTATGACTGACGAGGGTATTCAACGAGTTAAGCTTCGTGATTACCAAAAGGTCATGCTTAAGAACTTTCAACATGATAGATTCAATATTGTTTTGGCATCTAGACAAATGGGTAAGACAGTCACGGCATCTATCTTTAATGCATGGTATTTAACTTTTCATAATGATAAGAATACACTGTTACTTGCTAACAAGAGTGAGACAACCAAGGAAATCATAGATAAAGCCAAAGTTGTTATTGAGAACTTACCTTTCTTTATGAAGCCAGGTATCATCAAGTATGATGTTATGAACGTCAAGTGTGATAATGGATGTCGATTAGTTGGTCAAGCCACAACAGCTAAGGCCGGTATTGGTTTTACCATTCACAACTTGTACTTAGACGAGTTTGCACATATTCACCATACGATTGTTGATACTTTCTACGAAAACGTTTATCCTACGCTTTCGGCTTCTAAGATTTCAAGAATTAATATTACTTCAACTCCTAACGGCTTTAACAAGTTCTATCAAATTTATAGTGCAGCTGAAAGAGGAGATAATGAGTATACGCCGATGCGTATTGATTGGTGGCAACACCCTGATAGAGATGACGCTTGGTATGAAAGGGAACTTAAGAACTTAGGTTCTATAGAGGCGTTTAATCGTCAATATGGTAATGAGTTCGTTAGTTCATCTAATCTATTATTGGATCCAGCTGACATGAAGGTCATGCGTAAGGGAATGCAAAAGTATGTTTGGCATGATATGGAAGAATTTGATGCTGCTAAGCTTGATACTAAAGGATTCTTAGGCTTCCACCCTGATTTTGATACCGAAGATGCTAGATATAGTGAAAACTATTGGTTATTTACAGTTGATATTGCAGAAGGTAATGGAGGTGACTATTCAGTCATTAATGTTTTTAAAGTAAATCCCATGGACGATAGAGAAATTGAGCATTCTAATAATCCCGGTGCTATGTACGATTTCTTTAAATTAGAACAAGTGTGTGTTTTTAGATCTAACGAACACGTTATTGAAGATTTTGCCAAAATACTATATGTTTTAGCTATAGATATATTTTACTTTGAGAACGTTAAGATGATAATCGAATACAATACATATGGTACTGTTCTCTTGCAATACTTAAGATCTATTTTCCCTCAAAGAAATGACTTTGACGATGATATGATAGTTCGTTTTAAGCATAGACATGACTCTAAAACTTTAAAGCCTGGTATTAAATTACGTTCTGATAATAAAGCTATCTTTTGTCAAAATTTTGCTAAACTACATAAAACAAATAGAATTAAGCTTACTGATGAAGAAACTGTTAAAGAAGCAAGTCTATTTGGTACGTTGCCTAACGGTTCTTATGGCGCTCAAATGGGCAACGACGACATTATAATGACAGCTATTACAGCCACTGAGTTTTTTAATACTACTGACTATGCAGACTATATAGAAGAATTACTAGACTTTATTGATGAAAGTAAACATGCTAAGATGGAAGAAGTTTTATATAGAGACTCTCAGGATGCAGGTGATTTACAATATGATATCTATGACTTGATATAAGTAAAAACACCTAAGAAGACGGATATATACAAAAAGTAAAAAAACAAATCAAAAGATATGGCAATAAGTCCCGAACTACAACAGTTTAAGAGCTCTGGTGTTTACAGACTAGAGTTTGATAAATCACAAACGGTAAATGTTCCTCAGGAGACTATTAGATTGGTCGTTGGTCACTCACTAACTGGTCCTTATAATACTCCAGTATTCATTGAAAACACAGAGCAGTTTATCCAAGCTTTCGGTTCAGTAGATAAGAACCTAGAGAGAAGAGGAATGTACTTCCACAGATCTGCTCTAGAGGCTCTTTCAAGAGGACCAATCCTAGCAGTTAACCTACTTAACGTCGCAGAAACAGACACGGCTTCTTGGGCGTCTATCGTTACAAACGGTTCTAAGCAAGGTCTTTCTTCTACTAATGGAGATTCTACCTTTGCAAGCTTCCACGACACAGAAAGATTTTGGGTTCCAACTGACGATAAACTTCTAAAAGTCGTTGAAGAATCATATGGTTTAGGAGATGCTACTGCCGGTATGCAGGACAGAACTTTAAACTTTGTCAATATTAAGCAAGATCCAATCACAGTTATTGTAAGACAAGCTGCTGATACAAGAGGTTTTGAAATTACAGCAAGAGAATGGTATGGCGAAGGTAATCAACCAGAAGGAGTTGATCCATTAGACTACATCTCAGAATACATGGTTGACGTTCTTGTTTTTAAAGGCAGATTCGAAGCTTCTGAATTAAATAACGATCCAGTTTACGGAGCATATTTTGATGAAAACGGATTGGAAAAGGATAAGCTAGCTGCATTTGCTAATTTAAGAGAAGTTTCTTTAATTGCTAACTATACAGGTTCATTAATACCCGATTTTATAGATCTAGAAGGTAGACAAATGTACATTGAAGCTCTAATTAACCTAGAAACTAGAAAGACGGGTCTTTTCTGTGCAATTAACGAAGATGCTACATCTTATGTAGATTTAGTAGGAGATTCATTTGATGTTTATCAAGACTATGAGGTACTTTCTCATATTATAGAACAAGCTACTGATTTAGATGTTGCAAACAATACAATTGCATCTACTGCTATAGATGTTAATTCAGCACTTATTGTTACTAATAGTGATACATCCATCACGGTATATGGTCGTAACTTAGAAAACGATGGTTCTTTAGCTAATTTACCAAATGGTAAATTCTTAGATTCATCTGTTGGCGGAGAATACGCTCAAATAGATGATGTATCATACAATGCAAACGGCAATTTTACTGAAATTACTCTATCAGGTCAGCCTGTTATTCAAAACTTAGATAATGGAGCAGCAGCTACCCCGTTTTCATTCCAATCAGCTGATGCTAATGTAAGCTTCCCAGATAATAACACAGTTAGATTTACCAACGTCGTTGGAGAAAATGCTGTACCAACAGTGGGTCAATTTATAGATTTTACAGGTCAAGGAGATTACTATAGAGTAGTAAATTCTAATAATAACGCAGGTACTATTCAAATCGTATTAGAAGTAGATGTTACCACTGGTTTAGATGTAATTCTAGGAGCTCTTGATGTTAGCGGAGGTTTACCTGCTGGTTCTAATGTTAGAAACGCTCAAGCTGCTCAAATTCTCTACTATTCTATTGGATTAAATACCAGAGCAATTGAATTCCCAGAAATAGTCGAAGATCCACTATTAGGTTGGACTTGTGAGCCAATGGCTGCAGGTGTATTGAAGTTTTCTACAATTCAGTTACCTTCTTCTTCAATTCCTGAATTTAATGACAATATAAAAGTTGGACAATACTTTACTACAAATGGAAGTAAGCTATCTAGAATACTTCAAATAGTAAGAGAGTCAGCTCCTGATGCAGATGTACCTGAGAATACATTACACACCGTAACAATCGTTGGTCATAGAGACCACGGCTTTACTCAAGGTCAATATCCAACTTTTGCATTCAAGTCATATGACGAAGCTACAGCTTCTTATAAGACATTCCCTCTATCAGGTAGTGTAATTCAAACAAAATTGATCAAAGATCTACTAGAAATGCTAGTTCCTGGCGATGATAAAGGATTTGCTAATACTTTAGTAGATAAAGATGCTATCACTTACAGATACCTAGTTGATACTTTCGGCTCTTTAGAGAACAATGAAATTTTCAATAAGGTTGAGTTCTGCCAACTTGCTAGAGAGAGACAGAATGCTTCTGCTATCTTGAACGCACCTATGGTTACAGAACTTAGAAAGTGCTCTAACCCATCATTTGTTGATGGTAACGACGTATTTAAGACTAAGTACATCGGAACTGGAGGTAATCTAGATCAAAACCCATCAAGGCTATATAAGATGCCTGAGGTTCTAGAAGGCGCTAACTATGGATTCTACTATGGTCCCGGTCTAGTCGTTATTGAGAACGGTAAGAGAAAGATTATTCCACCAGCGGCATATGTTTCTAACAACTTCATCGATAAGTACACCAATGCATTGCCTTGGTCTATCGTTGCAGGCCCAAGAAGAGGCGTTGTAACAGGCGTTGACGTTCAAAGCGTTGAATACTCATTCGACAAGCTTGATAGAGACGTAGTTGAGCCATTCGGTATTAACCCAATTGTATTTGAGAGAGGAGTTGGTCTAGTTGTTAAAGGCAACAAGACTGCACAGCAGAAGATTACTTCAGCTCTTTCTTCAGCTCACGTTAGAGAGGCTCTTATCTACATTGAGGACGGTCTAGCTGCAATTCTACAAAACTACTTGTTCGAGTTCAATACTGCTCAAACTAGACTTGAGATCAAGACTCTAGCTGACGCATTTATGGAGGCGATCAAGAAGGACGGAGGCGTTTACGACTACCGTAACATTATGGACACAACAAATAACACAAATGAGGTAATTGATGCAAACATGGGTATCCTAGATACCTACGTCGAGCCAGTTAAAGGTCTAGAGATTCTAGTATCTAGAGTCACTGTTCTAAACACTGGTGAGATTGCAACAGGCAACTTCTCATAATCTGTGATATATAAAACAAAATATACAAATTAAAAATGGCAGGTTTACCACACTATAGAGAAGACCAAACTAGTAAGAAAGGCAGACAATTTGAGCCAGTACAGGCTAACCTATTTGAGGTTACTATACTTGCACCAGATGTCGTCGATGGAACTGATATGTTACTACAGCATGTTAATTCAATCTCAGGACTAGAAGGTATTCATAGAGAAGTCGCAGCAATTGAGCAAAAGTATAAGTTTGCTACCAGATCATATGCTGGTATGCCAGATGGAACTGCGCTTGACGTTACGGTTAACTTCTCACTAAATTTAAATGATTCTAACCAAGCTTACGTTTACAAAACGCTAAGACAATGGTACAGAGCTCAATACAACCCAGATACTGGTGAAATGGGTCTAAAGAGAGATTACACAGGTACTATAATTATCGTTCAATTCGACAGAAAGGGTGATATTTACAGAAAGGTAACTCTTGAAGATTGCTTTATGACATCAGGCCTTGGATTCACAGGTACTCTAGATTATGGCTCAGCAGATGCTCAAACTCTAGAAGTAACTTGGAGAGCTGACGTCTTTAGCGAAGAGCTAAACTAATAAAGTCAAAAGAATAAGGAGAGGTCCTTGAGGCTTCTCCTATTCTTTTGAAGAATAAATATATTACAATATCAATATATTATGTCGAATAAGCGAGATAAATTAACAAAGAAATTACAAGTTCTCTTAACTGAGGACGAGGTAAATCTAGTTAATAGAATCATATTAAATGAAGCAATTGAAAGTGAGTCAAGGCCTATATCTGTTAGTGCATTTATCAGAGAATTAATACAGCGCGAGATTAAGCAAAGAACTCCACAACAAATGTCTATAACTAGAGAAAACATTAAAAACCTTAAATCAAAATAAAGGAAATGAGCGATAATAACGAAAAAGAGCTAGAAAGAATACTAGCCGAAAAAGAAGCACAGGCCACTACAGTCGAAGAGGCTGATGTTATTGAAGAAACTATAACCAATCAAGGTTTAGGTTCTGTAAATATGGACAACTATGGACCTGAAAAAGCAGCGCCTTCTGATATTCACTTGGGATGGTATAATCTAAGCATGGAAGACTTACCATCAAGAGGCAGATTTTACCCAAAGGATATGGAAATAAAAATTAGATCTGCTAAGGTTGCAGAAATTAGACACTTCTCAACAATGGATGAGAATAATTTACTTGATATAGATGAAAAATTGAATTCTATTGTTCAGTCTTGTACAAACGTGTCATGCGCTAGTAAAAGAGTTTCTTTTAAAGACATTTGTGAAGAAGATAGATTTTTTATTATCTTATCGGTTAGAGACTTAACTTTTCCAGAACCTGAAAATGCATTAAAGGTTAATTTCACGGCACCAAGCGGTAATTCTCATGATATTGAAATTAAGAGAGATTACTTTAGATACTTTGAGATTCCAGGAGATATTGAAAAGTATTACGATGAGGCTGCCAGAGGATTTGTAATTCAAACCAGATCATACGGTGAAATTTTCATGAAGCCACCTTCAATTGGCGTTATGCAAGAAGTTACAAAGTATATTAAAGAAAGACAAGAGAAAGGAATTAATATCGATCAATCTCTTATTCAAATTATTCCATTTATTTCTACAGATTGGAGAAACTTTAATCAAAAGAAGATATTTGATATCGAGGTAGATATGAATGGTTGGGACAATAAAAAGTACACTCTATTATATAGATTGGCTGAAAAAATGAAAATCGGCATCCAACCAGAAATGAAGGTTGTCGTAGAGGATGAGGAGGCCTCTGTACCTATTAACTTTCGCGACGGCATCAAATCTATTTTCATTATTCAAGATTTCTCTGGAGAACTTCTTTAAAACTAAGTTCTATCTTTATCTTAAGTTACACATTCAACCGTCAGAACTTGACAACTTGGAGTATTATGAATTCCATTATTTAGTCAAAGACTTAGTTGAACATCTTAAGGAAGAGAATAAGCAAAATGAAAAACAAAATGAGGCATATAATACAAGCATGCCTAAGATTCCAAATATGAAGGTACCAAATCTATCGGTTCCTAAACTATAAGAGAAAGGGGCTTAAAGCCCCTTTCTTTTTGGATATATAATTAGATTAAAATAATATACGGAGATTCCGTTTACTTTTATGACAGAAAAGCAGTTTCAGGCTATCTTAAGCCCTATTTACAGACTAGAAGCAGTGGCTGAGGAGAGAACTCAGCAAATGACTAGTATAGAAATGTTAACTGTTGACGTTAAGTCTCTTCAAAAAGAAACAGTAGATGAGCTTAAAAAGCAAACCACTATTCTTGGAGATATTAAGAGTATAATGAAGGATCAGGTTAAGAACGATAGTGGAGGAGGTAAACAAACAGACGACCTAGATCAAGCCGCTAGATTTAAACCACTTGATATAAAAGATACAGGATTAGCTGCCTTTATGATGGTTAGTTTATCTGCAGCACTTGTAGCTTCTGCAAGCTTATTTAGCTTAATAGCTAAAGTATCTCTTGCACAATTGGGAACTGCGGTGGTAGTTGGTGCAACTATAGCGCTATTAACTCCTGGGTTTGTTAAGATGGTAGAAACACTTGGTAAATTAAGCGGAGAAGCAAGTGTATCGTATGAAGGAATTACAGCTTCTAAAACTGATCCTTCGGCTATATTTGCCACAGCTGGAGCAACTCTACTTTCTATGTTGGGTATGGTAGCGGCGCTAACTATATCTTCTTGGATAATGCAATTAATTATGCCCGTGTCTCCTATGCAACTACTAACTGGCGTTCTTATGGCTGCAGCTTTATTAGTTATGGCTCCTGCGTTCGTTAAAATAGCTGATGCCTTGGGTAAAATGAAATCAACAGATTCAGTTGATGCCGGTGAATTAGGGTCTCTTTCAGCGACTAACTTTAGCGGAATATGGACTTTAATGGGCGCAACTTTAATTTCTATAGTTGGTCTTGCTGCTGGTATTGCAGCAGCTTCTTGGATTTTCCAACTTGTAATGCCAGTTGCTGGTGAGAAATTAGTAACAGCATTTTTAGTTGGTATAGCTTTAACCGGGGCGGCATGGGCATATGCTCAAATTTTAGAAAAGATAGAAGGTAAATCCTTTAAAGATGTTCTTATGGCATCAGCAGCAATTCCTCTTATTGCGCTTGGAATAGTAGTAGCATCCGTGTTATTACAAGGCGTAATTCCTATAAAAGATGGATGGGTTTATGCCACTGTTTTCTTAATCGGATTAGCTTTGGTTGGCGCAGCATATAGCTTTAAATTAATTATAGATTCAGTTAAGGGAGCTGGGCCTAAAGAAGTTGCGATGGCAGCTGGAGCTATGGTCTTTATTGCCGGTGCAATAGTATTAACAGCTTTAATATTCCAATTTCTTCCAAAGGACATGAAAGTTCCAGATTGGAGATGGTCTTTACAAGCTGGTTTAGCCCTATTAGTATTTTCTTTACCATTTGTTGGTTTGGTAAGAGGAATTAGGGGTACTTCCTTAAAAGACTTAGCAAAGGCAGCTGCTGCTTCTATTTTCGTGGCTTTAGGTATAGTCGGCACTGCATTTATATTTGATGTATATGAGAGATTAGGAGGAGGATATGGAGCTCCCCCTGATGCCACATGGACCTTAAAAACAGGTTTAGCTTTAATAGTATTTGGTGTTAGTATTTCCTTAATTGGTATTTTAACAAAGGCTGTTAGTATGGGAACCATGATTCAAGGTGTATTAGGAGCCATAGTTATTTCAATAGGTATTTTGGCCATAGCTTGGATTTTAAGCGCAGTTCCTAGTAATTTTACAGAGTTGCCTATTGGTTGGTCAATGGGTGTTGCATTGGGCATAGTTTTATTTAGTATACCTGTTTTGATATTAGGAGCTATTGCCATGTCGGGCATAGGAGCTGCAGCTATACTTCTTGGCGTGGTTGGTATGATAGTTATCGCAGCTGGTATTTGGGTTGTAGCTTGGATCTTTAGTAAAATGCCCGATATATCAGGAGTTGCTAAGATGCTTACTGAAGCTATGTTAGCTCCCGTGAATGGCATAGTTGATATTTTAGCTAGACTTAAGAATGAGATAGGTGTGGAGAATTTACTCCCGTTGGCAGGTGGCATCATAGCAATTTCAGTTTCTCTACTAGCTTTAGCGGGTGCAACTGCAGGTGTAGCGGCTGGAGGACTATTTGCTTCGGTAGCAAATGTAGGTAAAGCTTTCTTTGATGGAGTTGCAGAGTTTTTTGGCGGAGAAAAGTCAAAAGGTCCTTTAGATATTTTAGAAGATATAGTTAGGATGGCTCCTCAACTTCAAAAAGTTGCTAAGCCTATTAGAATATTAGGAGATGCATTCTCATTCTTACAAGGGGGTCAAAATATGGAAGTTCTTAACAAGTTCTTCTCATTGATGCAACTAACCCCAAAGCAAGCTAACGTAAAAGCTGTTCAAGAGATGGCACCTCCTATAAGAGATATGGTTTCAGCTCTTAGCAATTTAGATCCCAATGCACCCAAAAGACTAGAAGCTTTATTTGCTAATGTTTCTTGGAGTTCAATCTTTACTCCAGTTGCATCAGTTGCTAGCTCTATGACTATTCTTGCGGTTAACGCTAATTTAGCTGGAATGGGAGTTACTAAGGTAGCTGCTGGAATGGAAAGAATGGTCGCAGCCTTAAATTCCTTAAAGAAAGAGTATATCGATTCAGTTATAAAACTATTCAATGAAGTAGATTGGAGAGTTTTAGTAGATCCTATTGATGCAATATCTATTTCAATGCACCGTATGTCAGTTAAAGCTATGGAAATGGGATTAGGCATGAAAATGGCTGCAGCAGCGTTGGTTACTATGTCGGCTTTACCCGCTGAAATATTACAAGAAATCGCTAAGGTCTTTAATGCTATAGCAGCGTCTGAATTAACTAATCAGGGCAATGCTATGTTACTGGGCATTGCACCTGCGATAGTTAGCATATCAGCTTCTATGTTGTTAATGAGATCTGATGCATTTGTTAGAATGTTTGAAGTGATGGCCGCAAGTAGTGAAGCTATAGTAGCTATGTCCAAGCCTATGACACAAATTGCTTCAGCAATGGATAAGATGGGCAAAGTTAATATAGATGGTATTGAATGGGCACATAAGATGGCTCGTCAGTTAGCTAGATCTTCATTTAACTCTCAGGCTACTGCACTAGAAAAGATAGCCAAATCATATGCCGATATCTCTAACTCTAGTAATACAATGGATGTTGAAGCTATTAATGCCACGACAGACATGTTTAAAGCGCTTGCATATCTATACCAAAATGGCAGAAAGAACGCAATGGAAGAGCTTGGTGAAAAATTAACCGAGGCTATTCAAGAATTGGCAGCAATGATAGCTGATTTTGAAGGTACAGTAAATGCACAAGCTGAAGGTAGTAAAACTGTTGGTCAAGCTATGGCTAAAGCAGTTGATGGCTTCTCTAACAAACTTGGCCTTACTTCTGGCAGTGGAGGTTCTTCTTCTGGATCTGGAGACGGTGCAGCTGCAATGCAAGAGCTCGTCGATCTATTGGTATCTGGTCAAGCTAAGATTACTATTACAGACTTGGAACCAGCGGCTCAATCTAAGTTGTCTTAATATTTTTGAAACTTGGTCAAAGGACACTATATAAGATATGTTCTTTGAAAATGATGACAAAATGCGGGCGTGGCGGAATTGGTAGACGCGCTAGTTTTAGGCACTAGTTCCTAGGAGTGAGAGTTCGAGTCTCTCCGCCCGTACAAACCTTACAAAATGCGCTCATAGCTCAACTGGATAGAGCATCAGCCTTCTAAGCTGAGGGTTCGGGGTTCGAGTCCCTGTGGGCGTACTAATTATTATCACTTAACTACAATGAATTCGCACAAAGTAGAAGTAAAGGAGTATACGTTTGAAAATGGTCAAAAGGTTTATACGTTAGTAGAAAAGCGTTATGTTTTGGGCATTAGACTAGTAAAAGAAGAACACGCTGGTCGATTTACGTCTCTTAAAAATGCTAAGGAAGCAGCAAAGAGAATAAATACTGCAATTGAGAAGGAAAACATGATAGGTTTAGTTAGCTCTAAAACTGTCTATGTGGTAGGCGAAGGCGAGTAATATATACATTACGGAGAGGTGGCAGAGTGGTCGATTGCACCGGTCTTGAAAACCGGCGTACCGCAAGGTACCGGGGGTTCGAATCCCTCCCTCTCCGCATAATTTAACACAATTTATAGATGAAAAACAATAGACTAAATCAAACAAGAGAAGAGTATATTCCTCATCTTTTACAAGATTCAGGCGCATCTATTGGCGTAGAAATTGGAGTTTTTAAAGGCCATTTTTCAAAAACACTATTAGACGGTTGGGATGGAACTTTATTTTTGGTAGATCCTTGGAGAAGTATTGATGAAGATGATTATTTAGATTCAACTAATAATAGACATCATGAATCTCCTCTACAAGATACGGTAAACTCTATTGAAGGATATGAAGACCGAGCAATTATGATTAGATCTTTTAGCCATCAAGCAGTTGATCTATTTTCTGATAATTCTTTAGATTTTGTATATGTTGATGGAAATCATGCATATGAATATGTTAAACAAGATTTAGAAATATGGTGGCCAAAACTTAAATCCGGTGGTTTTATGTGTGGACATGATTATTTACTTTTTGATTGGAATGCAAGTCCAAATATACCAAATACTAAAAACAAGTACATATTTGCAGACGGAGAAAGATGGATGGCAAAATCAAGCATTGATGGTAATGAAGATATTAAATATGCCGGTGTTTTTGGAGTTAATCCAGCAGTAAATGAATTTATAGAATTCAAAGAATTACAAATGGATTTAACAAGTGACTGGAATTCAAGTTACATAATTAGAAAACCATAATATAGCGTAATGACAAGGGCAAAGATAGTTCAAAGACTAATTGAACAAAATCAAGTTACAGCAGAAGAGGCTGTTATTCTTTTACAAGAAACCAAGGAAACAGTGACAGTTCCTTATCATATAAATAACCAAGAAAACAAAGGAATTTGGTATTCAACCATTAGCTAAAAAACTTAGTTAAAAATGAAGAAGAAGGGAAAGACTCGCAACTTCGATGTGGATCCTGTAGATCGCAAACGAAAACTGAGCGAGAAGAAGAATAATCAAAAGCCCAAGAAGAAGTCCAATAATTGGCAAGACTGGATCGAAGACGAAGATGAATACATTTAACCAGATAGATTATACAGGTATGTCTGAAGACAAATTTAAACACCTGTATGTAAACAGTATTGTTAATGACAATGTTGTTTGGGGATGTATACCTGAACCAGCGTTCGATAGGGCTTGTCAATTCTTAGCTGAGCTTGGCTTTACTAAGATAGACATTGAAAGAGTTATAAATGATCCGGAAGCGATTCAAACTTACGTAGTATCATCAAGTAAAAATGTCTAAGATACCTAAGATTTACAAATACGGCATTGAGATTACAAAGCCGTGGTCAAAGGAGATGCATGAGTTTAATGATTCGATCAGTGAAATTATGATCGATGACATACAATCTCTAATTGAAACTTTAGATAATGAGGAGGCTGCTCAACGCCTCGCTGATATAATCAATCCATATACTTATGGGCAAGGTTACGATTTGGAGCGCATGAAGCGTGACATGTTGAACAACACTGAAACTTTCGAAAAGCAGCGGTTAAATGAAATTTGGCCTCAGCTAATAGACAAAGGCTTTCTAGAGCCTATTGTCGACGAGTTAAATCAAGATCTTCGAATAATAGGCTTCGAAGACAAGGAAGAAATAGGTTTTTTGCGAGAAGTTTATGGTGCGTTAAACAGTGAGTAACGCAGTCCATAAAAATACAAACTTAAGCAATGAAACTTATTTTAGTAGGGAAAGCAGCATCTGGAAAGGACCACTTAAAGAAGAAGATAGAAAGTAAAGGATTTGTGTCTGGTATTAGTTACACTACTAGACAACCTCGTCAAAATGAAAAAGAAGGCGAGGATTATTATTTTGTATCAGAAGAACAATTTGACCAGATCATAGAATCTGGCAAAATGTTAGAGTGGATGGAATTCAATAATTGGAAGTATGGTCTTTCAATTGAAGAGTTTGAAAAGGCCGACGTTATGATTATGTCCAAAGATGGTTTGGACATGTTACCTAAAGAATATAGAGATAGATGTATTGTCATCTACTTAGATATTCCTAGAATGACAAGAGTCAAAAGACTAAATGATAGAAATGATATTAACGACTCTATCTGGCGTAGAATGTCAACTGACGACGATCAGTTCGATAAATTTAGTGATTTCGATATTCGTATCAAGAACGATGATTTTTGAGAATATATAAAAAGTTAATTTTTTAAAATTTTAAAAAAATGGAAAATCTAGAAGATTTAAAGGCTCGTAGGACAGAGCTTGAAAAGAAAGCTGAAGAGCTTCAAGTCCACCAGGCAGAGCATGCCTTCGTTATCAACTTAGAAGACAGAAAAATGCTTAAAACTATTATGGATCACCTTAACAAGGGATATACATGGAAGACTCAGAACGCAGCCGTTCTAGTTACATTGTATGATAAGCTTAAGGAGCAATCTACGGCACTGGCGAAGTCCGATAGCGATGGAGTAGTTGAAGTTTCTCTTAGAGGTCACGAGCTTAACGGTTTGTATCAGGCTTTATTGAATGTTGAAGGTTCAGGCGTTGAGAGTGCTAGAAAGTTTATCAAGATGTTGACCGTTGTCGGAGAGACCGTTACTTCTGCTATGTCTGAGCTTGCTGAGATGAACGCTGAGATTCAAGAAGTACACGCTGAACTTGCAAAGATAGATGCAGAGATAGATAAAGCGTCTAGAGCTGAAGAAATCAGCGAAGAAGACGTAGAACTTATTGCAGATGAGACAAGCAAGTAAGAGTAAGAAGAGAGTATCGTTGTTGGACATGGTCAGTGAGGCTATGACCCACAACGATATCTTTCATACTATAAACTATAGAAACAAGAACGAGGACAGTATCAAGCAGTTCATCTATCCTCATCTTGTTGACGCTTTAGCTGAAAGAATGGTCGAAGAAAAAGGCCTTTCTAAGGATCGAGCTAAGGAAGTTGTTAAGAAGAACTTAAAGTGGGAAGGAAACGTAAATACTACTGTGAATCACGTTTTATTTATGGGTACACAGAATAGACCCGATATGGTTTTAGAAACCGATGGTCTTAAGATTGGTATTGAATTCAAGAAAGGAGAGAGCGGATCAGCGCTCAGGTCTGGTATTGGCCAATCTATGATTTACTCAACTCACTTTGATTTTGTCATTTATCTGTTTATTGATACCACCGATGATAAGCGTATTGCTAATTCAGTAGGTAGTACCAATGAATCAGAATTTATAGATCTCCTGTGGAAGGATTTCAATATTAAATTTGTAATTAAATAAATCACACATAAAAATGAAAAAAGTATTAAATTTACTCTTGATAATGATTTTAGCCATCTCGGGTTATTCTCAAGTTGATAGATTAACGTATGATGTTGGCATACAAGCCGCTGAAAACTTAATATCTCAAAATTTTGAGAATTGCGGAGATGGTTCAGATATTTATGAAATTCCTGTAGTATTTCATATTATTCATAAAGGAGAACCCGTTGACTTAACTGCTAATTATGCAGAAGTGCAATGGAAAGAAAATTATGCTCTTCAGCCTTCTCTAACAGCCAATGTGGCAAGAGAGCATGTATTAACAACTTTGCAAAATTTAAATGACAGATTTGATAATACTTGGGTTCCTTATTGGTTGGAAGGGGATGATAGAGTAGCCACATCCCTAGATGCTGGTATAAGATTTGTTTTAGCACATCGTGATGCAGATGGAAATCCAACAACTGGTATTATTAGACATGACTTTTCTTTTGATGCTGGTTTTGTAGAAAATGGTTTAGTCAGAGAAGCTGCAGAATCTCCAGGGATGGCGGCTAATGAACTAGCTATAAAACAAGCAACAGGTTGGCCTAGAGAAAATTATTTGAATATTTGGGTAGTTCCAGAAATTGACAATAACGATGCGGGTTGTGGAACAATGATGTTTGGAACATTTCCTTCCGTTAATTTATCTGACCTAGACGGAATTGTAATTCAAGCAAATAGATTCGGCTATGGAAATTTGGCTTCATCTACCCCAACAGGCTTGAATGCTGGCCTTACTGAAGCAGTAGGTAGTTATTTAGGACTTTATCAAACATGGTACGATACTTCTACCCCAGAAGATGCTAATAATGAGGTAGATTGTAATACAGAGGGTGATAGATGCTGTGATACTCCTCCCACTCCTAGAAACTGTAGTAATGTTTGTTCATCTAGAGCTCCTGTTGTTGGAGGGGGTCAAACTCAAAACTTTTATGACACAGAGTTAGATGAGTATCCAGACGTTCACAATTACATGGACGATACTTCTCCGCAGTGTAAGCGTCATTTCACTCAAGATCAAGTTTGTAGAATGAGAGCAACTCTACAAAATGTAAGAACCGAATTGGCCAATCAAGCTTGGATTACCACAGCAGTGGCTGTAAACAACCTTGGAGTAGACGTTTCTATAGACAGAACGGGAATCAATAAATTTAAGCCTATCGTCGTACTAGAAAATAGCGGAGATTTTACAGAATCTCAATATTCAATTGATTTACAAGTAACTAATGGATCTGAATCATTTCAATATTCATATAACCAAGACGATTTAGTGGCAATTGGAGCAGGGCAAGTATTTAACGTTTCTTTTCCAGAAGTACAAATAAAGGATGTAGGAACTTGGTCAATTACGGCCTCTGTTTCTCAATCTCCTGTTGATTCATACTTAGGAGATAATACAAAGACATATCAACTGGATAGACAAGCTGATGGTTCTATATCTATAACCTCTAACTATAAGCGAGCGTTTTGGATGTTTAAGCAATTTGACATTTATAATGTAGATACTGATGAAATAGTTATGGATGGTAGAAAATGGTGGTCTAACTCATTTCTTACAAATAAAACCAAAGCATCAGAAACCTATAAGTTTGATAAGTATGGCAACGATGTCTATGGAAATACGTACCCGTTTATTACATATTATAATGCAACAGGATCAAATGATTCATGGGAAGTTGTTAATACTTGGTATTTAGAGCCAGGAGAATACGTTCTTAGATTCTTTGATGGATACGCGCTAACTGATGGTCCTGGAGCAGGTCAAGTTTCTCACTTAGTCTACGAATCTTGTTTAGACGGGTGTAACTTTAACGTTCTCTTGAATGGAACGGATGTTCTTTATTCCATGGATGATACATGGTTAGATCACCTTAGTAATCCTCAAAATGGAGTTGATTTTGTAGGATTTAATGGCATGGGTTCAAAGATTACTTCTATAGATACTGATGTTTATCTAACAACTCAACCTGATACTTTACCGTATCCTCTCATGTATAGATTTGATGTTCCTGAAGGCTTTGTATCTAATGAGCAGTGTTATACTGGAGGAAATAATGGATTTTGCGACGATGCTAATTTAAATGATCCTTTTGCATTAGCAGATGTAAATTTTGATTTTGAAGTTTCAGAACCCGGTACTATAACTACTTCAATAGAAGCAGTGTCTCAAGGAACAGTAGAGGCCGGGGATATAAACATACTTTTAGCCTCAGATGAAAATTTTGCTAATGTTGTTAAAGATACAATAATATCTTTATCTTATGTTCATGACGAACACATATACAGAAAGGCTGTTACTGAAACCAGGTTTGACGGTCTTCAAGAAGGACAAAGATACTGGGCAAAAATAAACACACCGGGCTATCCTAGTGCTGCTATTGATACCGTCTCAGCTGCAAATAACTGTGTAGACGTAAACGGAAATCCTATAACATTTATAACTGTTGATGGAACAGATCATGATTTGGTATCTATTGGTAATCAATGCTGGTTTGCAGAAAATCTTAAGACATCAGTATATAGTGACGGAACTCCCATCATGAGAATGGATTCAACTGACATGTCGACATACGCTGAAGTTTTTAGAGACACAGATAGTCTTTTTGCAGCTTATATAGACCCAAGATTAGCTACCAACTCAACAACGAATCCATATAATGCATTCGTTAGTCAAGAAGAATGGGATGCACCTAACAGTAGAGATAATTTCTGGGGCTTCTATTACAACTACTTGGCTTATGATAACCCTAACGATCCTAACCAAAAGAATATTTGCCCAGAAGGATTTAGAGTAGCCAGTGTTTCTGACTTTCAATTGCTTGCTGATGCAGTTGGTCAATCTCCTCGTAGCGCTTTAACTGTATCCGCAGCTGATGTTGTAGAATGGGGCTGGGGGGGCCCATCAGGTAACACATTTTATGGTCAAAATGAATTTGGATTTAACGGTACATATAATAGTGCGCTTCAAGTCAGTGATCCAGATGGATTTGGATCAGATCCGTATCAAATTTCTAAGACCGCTGGTCGAGACGGCTGGGGTGCAGTGGGAGCATGGAAAGACATAGATGGAAGAAGAAATTGGTATTTTCCAGCTACTCAATTACTATCGGGTAATGCTGTTCCAGGATTTAATTTTCCTCAATATGAAGAACCTAATTTTATAAGTAACGGTCGTGCTGTTGATTATTATTCAGATGGTCTTACATATAATAGCTTTACACCATCTTGTGGCCAACCGCCTTATTGTACTCGTTCCGAAATTTATGGCGCATGGGTAACTTCTTATTACCCTGTTAGATGTGTTTCTGGAGCTGAAGCCCCCGAAGTTAGAGTAGGTGGAACTATATACTCTTTGCCTTATCAAGACATTAATGAAGAATCTACTTCTTTAAATCCAATTTTACTTTGTAATTTTGATCCTACTGCTAACGTTAGCGATGGTGCTATTCTAGTACGTGATGAGTGTGGTGTCTGCGGAGGTAATGGCATACCTGAAGGCGCTTGCGACTGTGCTGGTCAAGTTGAAGACGCAATAGGTATCTGTGGAGGTGATTGTGCGTTTGACGTAAACGGTGACGGCATTTGTGACGTTGCTCAACAAGCTGAACTTCTAAGCTGTTTATCTCCAACTTGGGATAACTATACTTACGACGTTGAACAAATAGGAGACCAATGTTGGTTTACTGAAAACCTAAGAACTCGCCAGTACACCTCGGGTCAACCAATTCCCGAAATAACAGGCAATCAAGCTTGGTCAGATGCAACTTCTGGAGCATTCTCGAGATATAATAATGATATTAGTAATGATGATCAATATGGATACTTATACAATTGGTATGCAGTTGAACAAGGTGTATGTCCAGCAGGTTGGAGAGTTCCTACTGATAAAGACTTTAAAGACCTTGAAGACTTTACAGGTATGCCTAGAGCTGAATTAAATTCAACCGGATATAGAGGTATTTCTACATTAACTGGCGATGCTATTGGTCCAAATGGAACAACAGGTTGGTCTGGTGATTTTGGAGGTTTAAGAGTTGACATTGACGGTCAATTTAGACAACTTGGAAATGCAGGCTATTACTGGACGCAAAGCTCTTTCTTTACTACACGACCAAGATACAGTGAAAGCGCATGGTCTAGAGCTATTTTTGCAGATCAAGATCTATCAGCTATTGGCAGATATCACGATCTATGGCAGACTAGTGAGGGTAAGGGTCACGGTCTTTCAGTTAGATGTATTTTAGAAGACTAAGATAAACTTATAAAAACAAGATAAATAAAGCGGGATTAAACCCGCTTTATTTTTGTAAAATACTATGAAAAATCTAACTACACTTGCATTGTTTTGCTTAACGATGTGTAATTCAATTCTTTCTCAAGAAAGAATAATACCTCTTGTTGTAAATGTACTACATGATAACACAAGTACTCTAGGGTATGGGTCTAACGTTAGCTACTCTCAGGTAGTTGATGCTGTAGATCTTTTAAATATTCAATTTCAATCAGGAATAGGTACAACAGATCAAACTGATTCAGAAATAACATTTGTATTAGCTGATCGTAATCCAGATGGAAATACATTTGTAGATCCATTAACTAATCAAACTTTTAATGGATATAGAAACATAGATCTAAACGATTACGGTACAGAATTCTATGTGAATGCTTCTTATTTGACTATTGCTGATTCAGCTGGATATTTCTGGAATACGTTTGGTTATTTAAATTCTCAATATTTAAACGTTTATATTATTGAAATGTCTGGGGGCGCTGCTGGATTTACATTTTTGCATCCTACCTATGTACCTGGATATTTTGTAGATCCTCTGTATTTTAAAAGTACGACTAGTAAAACCAATGCCCATGAGGTAGGTCATTTTTTAGGATTATATCATTCTTTTCACAAACAAACTTCCCAAGGGCAAACATATGATACTTATTATTATGGTTATCCTTCATGTTTAGAAGCTAGTCAAGAAAGTAATTGTTTAACTCAAGGAGACTTGGTTTGTGACACCCCTCCTCAAATTGGGGTTTTAGGAGGATGTAGCGTTGTGTGTTTAGGGTATGTTGGTACTAATAATGAAGGTGCAGATCCTGAAAATATAATGTCATATCATGGATGCTCTAATTTAAAGTTTACAGATGGTCAAATAGACAGAATGCACACGTGGGGAGATCAATATAGGCAAGCTATGTTTGCAAACGGTAATAATTTGTATGGGTCAAACGAAGGTTGTACTGACTCCAACGCATGTAATTATAACGCATTAGCAACCGTTGATGATGGGTCATGTCTTTATGAAGATGCTATAGGTGTTTGCGGAGGATCTTGTCAAACCGACGCTGATTCAGATGGTATTTGCGACGATGTAGACGACTGCGTTGGAGAATTAGATGCTTTGGGAGTTTGTAATGGAACTTGTCAATCTGATTCAGACGACGACGGTATTTGCGACGATGTAGATGATTGTATAGGTTCTTTTGATGCATGTGGGGTTTGTAATGGCCAGGGCGCAATATATCAGTGTGGATGCACTGATATTCCTGTAGGCGACTGCGACTGCAACGGTAACCAACTAGATGCAATTGGTGTTTGTGGCGGAGACTGCGCAGAAGATTTAAATAACAATGGTATATGTGATAACACCGAAGATTGCGTTACTGAAAATTATAATGGCTACACTTACGATTTAACTCTAGTGGGAAATCAATGTTGGTTTGCTGAAAACTTAAGAACAACAACATACACTTCTGGAGCTTCTATTAACGAGTTAGGACAGGGATCTGAATGGAGAAACGATGAAGTAGGAGCATATTACAATCCTCTAAGTGATGTAGATACTTTAGGTTTCTTGTATAATTGGTATGCTATTGATGAAGGCGTGTGTCCTATAGGTTGGAGAGTTCCTAGTGATTTAGATTGGAAATTACTTGAAGAGAATATAGGTATGAATGCAGCTGAACTTAATGCTACTGGAAATAGAGGCGAAGCACAAGATATGCATAGTATTATCTTCGCTAGTGATTTCAATCCAGTTTATGCTGGAGTTATCAAAGATATTGACGGTGCTTATTACGGCCAAGACTTAATAGCAACTTATTGGACTTCAGACTCACATTTCTCACTAAAAAGAAATAGAAGAGAAAGTGCTTGGTCAAGAGCCATTTTAGATACAAAGAATGGTATTGCTAGATATAATGACCTTTGGCAAACAAGTAATTCTAAAGGCCATGGCATGTCGGTTCGTTGCATCTATGATGTACAATAAACTTATTTTACAGTTTACGTATAACATTACATGAAGATAAACATTATTACACGATGCACAAGGGCTGAAAACCTAGAACAGGTTAAAAAATCAATTTTCAGCAATGTGCCAGATCAAATAAGCATAGATTGGCATATCATTTTTGATACGGCAAAAATTAATACAATAGATAAGCAATTAATGCAGAGTCTATTGAAAGAAAACATTTATCTGTATTTCAATCATTGCGGTGATTTTAAATGTCAGCACTATTATACTAATAAGCTTATCGCTGACGTGATAGATTTGGGATATATTTACATACTAGACGACGATAATATTATTCATGAGAACTTTTATGAAAAGGTTTTAGAATATTCTGATAAAAAAGTTTTGATTTTTTCTCAGTGGGTAGGAGGATTTGATTTTTCAGGCCTAGACATCAGAACAGCTAAACCCGAAAACGTAAAAGTCGGAAAAATTGATTGCGCACAATATTTTGTTGACAGAGACTTAATAGTAAAACACGATTGTTTTTATGGAGACGGCTATTGTGCAGATGGATTCTTTATAACTAAACTTTTTAGCTTAGCTCCCCAAGAATTTGCATTTGAGAAAGATGTATTGTGTTACTATAATTACATCACAGAATATGGTGATAAAGATCCAAGAAGTTTAGACTATTCATTAGAATCTTTAAGCGTTTCATAAACATACCTCAATATTTTTATATAACAATACATGAAAGTATATGTGACTTCTAACTTACAGTTGGGTCGACCCAACGCAATCTCTAAGTTTAAGAGGCCATTTAAGGACGTTGACAATATGACTAACGAGTTGATTGGCAATTGGAATTCAGTGGTCACAGACGAAGATTTAGTTTATCACTTAGGAAACTTCGCTTGGGATCCCAAGACTGCACAAGACGCACTACAACGACTCAAGGGAACTATTAGACTATTGCCTGCGGAGCACGATGAAGCAGTTATGTTGTTGAATAATAAAAAGCTTCTACCGACCAAGACATACTTAATGAATCGCATTACTCCTCTTAAGGATTATGAGTGTAGCTTGTCTTATTGGCCCATGCAGGAATGGCCAGGGTCATCCAATGGGTACTACTCAGTTATTGGCTATCCCGGTAAAAAGTACAAGTCAGATCCTAAGAAGCGAATTATCAATGCGTCTACCGATCTTTGGGGCTATAAGCCTCAAGAACTACAGCGACTTTTGGAAACTTTTAACGATTTTTAACATTTAAAGTTTCCCGTTTAAATTTTTTGTGGTATATTTACCATGTAACTTTCACCCCTCTAAACAAACTTACATGCAGAGCACGTATCGCGAACTTGCAGAAAACTTCTTGGCTACTCGATCTGAAAAAGACTTTAACTTGCTGTACAAGCGAGTTCAACCAGGTCTTCGTAACTATATTATGAATGTAGTTAAAGATGCAGAAGCAGCCGAAGACATCTTGGCTAATACTCTGATCAAGATGTGGACTAAGATCGATCAATACGATCCTAAATATCAAATTACTACTTGGCTGTATCGCATTGCCTTCAACGAGTCTCTTGGATGGATTCGCGAGCGCAATCGCAAGTACAGTATCGATGGTATGAAAGACTTCGGCGTAGAAGTCTCTGCCTCTAATGGCGTTAACGAAACCATCGACGAGTTGCTCAACGATTATGAGCAACGTACCGAGAAAGACTATCTCGAAGAAGAGAATCAACTGATGGAACAATATGCTTTGGCCTTGACTTGCATTAAAGGTCTCAAGCCAATGTACCGAGACATCATTGAAGATCGTCTTCTCAATAACATGAAGTACGAAGACATCGCTATCAAGCATGGTGTCAACCTCCAAACCGTTAAGAATCGTATTCGCCGCGGTAAGATGCTTATCATGGAGGCTATGGCTAAAATTTAACAAATTTTAACACTCCAAAATTTTAAACTTTAGGCAAGGTTTAGTATATTAGCCTTGTATCTATCGAACGAAAGTTCTTTGACATCTCGGTCTAGTTTTTTTCGAGTCTTGCACCTCTACAAATTCATCAGGTGCGATCAACATGGGGACGTAGCTCAGTTGGTTAGAGCAGGACTCTTATACAGTCAAGGTCATGGGTTCAAATCCCGTCGTCCCTACTAATATTTAAAGGCCTAAGGTTGATACCTCATATAGATCTTAAGGCGACAATATAAGGGAGGTTGCAAGAATTGCTATGTCTATTAAGGTAATTCCTAAAGTTTGTTATATGATAGGCAGCTCCGATACCTTGTGGAGTCATAACAATCAAGGTAGAGATAGGTAAGACACGTATGCCACTGATCTGAGCCGACAGGTGCAGCTTATCTCGATCATGGTCTCTTAGCTCAGTTGGTTAGAGCATCTCACTTTTAATGAGAGGGTCCTGGGTTCGAGTCCCAGAGGGGCTACTGCGTGTGAGGCGAACGCAGGGGTCCGGAAGCATTACGCACCGCTTTCGGGCCCCGGCATCGAAACAAACTAGATCGTGTATATATAAAGACCATGCCGCTATAGCTCAGTTGGCCAGAGCAGCTGATTTGTAATCAGCGGGTCGGGGGTTCGAATCCCTCTAGCGGCTCAAAACGTCTCCTTAGCTCAGTTGGTTAGAGCATCTGACTGTTAATCAGAGGGTCCTAGGTTCAAGCCCTAGAGGGGACGCCAAAATGGGCAGAAGTACTGGTCGCGCTGTCTGTCAAGTGGCTTAGTTTGAGAACGACCCAAAACTAAGCTGCGGATCCGGGGGTATCGCATAGTGGCTATTGCAGCTGACTGTAAATCAGCCGTCGTAAGACATCGGTGGTTCGAGTCCATCTACCCCCACTAAATTTAATACGATGAAGGTAGGAGATAAAATAGAGTTCTACGTATTTGGCGCTTTGGAAGAAGGCGTCATTATCAAAAAGAACAGCAATCGTACAGTTGACATTGAAGTCAAAGGTATTAAATATCCTCACGTAAGAAAGTTCAAGAGACTACCAAAGCGTAAGAGTCAAATTCCGCCTTGGTATATTCTTGGTTAATGGTGGCTATAGCTCAGCTGGTTAGAGCGCCGGATTGTGGTTCCGGAGGTCGTCGGTTCGAAACCGATTAGCCACCCAAAGAGAAACAAATAAGTATCATTAAGTATAAGTATCGTAAACAAAACAAAATGTACGTCACTAAAGTTAATTATCAACTTAAAGATGGTCACAAGACCACGGCCGAATTCACTAATCAATATGGTCACCCTATGGAAGGCTTTGTTGAGTTTGATGAATTCTACATTCGATTCAATGCTCCTGTCTCCCCACGAGGAATGAAATGGGAATCAGTCGTATTCGATCAGACGACAGACGAGGAGATTGAAGATGTTTTTGTTCAGATCAACGAAGTGACATTCGTTCAGTGATAGATACATTGAATTCCCCGATGGTGTAATGGTAGCACATCTGGTTTTGGTCCAGCTAGTCTGAGTTCGAGTCTTGGTCGGGGAACACATGCCATGCAAGCGATCAGCTTATAGGAGTCAAGAAATTGGCTCCTTTTTTATGAAACAAACTAAATCAACCATATATAAATTTCAAATTAAATAAAGCATGAAGCAAGCACTAACATACGATGATATTCAGTTGATTCCCAAGTTCTCTGATATTGTCACACGCCAAGATATTGATCTAACAACCAACGTTTCTCGTAATTATAAGATTCGAGTTCCTATCGTAGCATCTTGCATGGACACTGTCTGTGAAAGCGAGATGGCTATCGCAATGATGGAGATGGGAGGTGTTGGATGTATTCACCGTTTTATGAGCATCGAAGATCAAGCAGCTGAAGTCGCAAAAGTCAAGCACTTTCAACAAAACTCACCTGAATCTTGCTGGGATCTTCCGATCATGGCTGCAGTTGGGGCAGTCGATGATTATCTTGAGCGCGCACAAGCGCTTTGCGCAGCTGGATGCCAAATCATCTTAATCGACGTTGCGCACGGTCACCACGCTAACGTACGCACTGCAATCGCAACGCTTAAGGAAAACCTACACACAACTGTCGATGTAATCGCAGGCAACGTTGCAACCGAAGAGGCAGCAAGAGACTTAGTTAATTGGGGAGCTGATGGCCTTCGCGTTGGTATCGGAGGTGGTTCTCTATGCACAACTCGAGTTCAGACTGGATTCGGTGTTCCAAACGTGACCTCAATCCTTGACTGCGTCGAAGGTAACTTTAGAGATGTGCCTATCATGGCAGATGGAGGTATTAAGTCCTCTGGTGATATTGCTAAGGCACTCGCAGTTGGAGCAGATTGCGTAATGGTTGGATCCTTAATTTCAGGAACTAAGGAATCACCAGGTGCTATCTTAGAAAATGCACGTGGTCTTTACAAGCGTTACAGAGGATCTGCATCTCTTGAGACTAAGATTACTCACAATCAAAAGCAACGTAACGTTGAAGGAGAATCTACTACTGTACCTTTCAAGGGTGGAGTTAAGTTTATCCTTGCTGGTCTTATCGATGGTATTAAGTCAGCATTCTCATACACTGGAGCATCTACTACTAGCGAGTACTGGTCCAAGGTTGAGTACAACGCAGTAACTAATGCGGGTCTTGCAGAGGCAAAGCCGCATCTTATAAGCTAAGGCTTAGGAGGGCGATTAGCTCAGTTGGTTCAGAGCATCTCGTTTACACCGAGGAGGTCGGGGGTTCGAATCCCTCATCGCCCACAATACTACCTCTATGAAGATAGCACTTATAGCACATGATAATAAGAAGGCAGATATGGTCGCCTTCGTTTCAAAGAGACTTAATTTCTTTAATGCAGAAGGTGTCTCTATAGTTGCAACTGGAACAACAGGTAATCACGTCGCTCACGCCGGTATTGAGAAGGTAGAAAGAGTTGCTAGTGGTCCAATGGGAGGAGACGCTGAAATTGCAGCTATGGTCACCAGATCTGAAATCGATTTGGTTATTTTCTTTAGAGATCCTCTTGGTAAACATGCTCATGATGTTGATATCTCTATGTTGATGAGAGTATGTGATGTGCATAACTGTCCATTAGCTACAAATTATAGCACAGCTTCTCACTTAGTTAAGTGGTATAAGCATAGATCTAAGATCGAAAACGGTTCGGTGTCCGAGTAGTTAGGTGAAGGCTCGCAAAGCCTTTTACGGTGGTGCAAGTCCATCCCGAACCTCAAATGTTAAAAGTGTTAAAATATTTTCAGGATTGAAATAAATATGGTATATTGTACCATGAAACGTTTAACACTTCTCTTAACAATTCTATTGGCTACATTTAATCTTATGTCTCAGTCACCGTGTGGCCATGAGCATATGATTCTTAAAGACATATCAGCTGATAGCACCTTCGCAATGCGAGCGTTACCTGGAATCACATATTCCAGATCTTCCTTTGAACAAAAAACGATACCAGTGATCGTCCATATATTTCACGAAGGTGAAGCATATGGAGAAGGATCACACTTAACTCAAGAAATAGTCATTGAAGCTATCGATCACTTAAATCAAGTTTTTTCAGGCTTGACAGAAGATGATAATGATACATTTATTGATTTTTGTATCTCTAACGAGACACTTACTGGTGCTCAATCGTTCGGTATACTATATCACGATTTAAATGATTATGAACCATATGATGGTTCACTTGGAAATATAACAGATAATAATTTCTATATTGGCCTTCAAAATGCACATAGTTATAGTGTAAGTAATTACATGGAAATATTTGTTGCTCCATGGACATCTGGTTTTTCTGGATTTACAAGTACTCCTCCTTCTAATCTTGGCATATGGATTAGAACCGGGCGTTTTGGTTTTGGAGATCATATTACAAATTCAAGTAATCAAAATACAACTTTATCACATGAAGTAGGCCATTGGTGTGGATTATTGCATACCTTTGCAAATGGGTGGTCCACATACAGTAATTGCGAAGAAGCACAAACCGAAACTAATTGTGATACACAGGGTGATTACATATGTGATACTGAGCCAACTATACCTTGGTTTGGGTGTTCTTCAGCATGCGGTGAAAGTCCAACTAATATGATGGGATACTATAGCGGAAATTGTAGGACCGGATTTACTATAGGCCAGATTGAAAGAATGCACGAAAGAATGGAGGCATTTAGACAACAGCACATTGACAATGATTTTTGCGACGGTACTGAAACAGGATGTATAGATTCAGAAGCGTGTAACTACGATCAAGATGCAATTTACGATGACGGTAGCTGTGAATATGCTGATCCAGGTTATGATTGTTTTGGATCTCCTATTGTTAATGTTCAAGAGTTAACTCAAAACGAACAAGTTAAAAATTACGTTTACTATGATATTCACGGTAAGCAAGTCAATGAAAACTTACCTATGATTTCCGGAATATATATGTTAAGCATTGAGTATCACAACGGTACTCGATCTGTAACTAAAATATACGTAAATGGAAGCAATTAAGAGATTGATAGCTGCGGTAGCTTTCTTTAGCGTCATATTTGGTTTCTACGCATGTAAGAATCAGGTTATGATAAGGAGTCCTCGCTATTTTAACGGAACTAATCCTTATCAACCAGAAACAGCTGAAGCTTTACCTGATAGTGTAGCTCATTATGTTGGCATGTCAGTAAATGGAGAATATCTAATTTTAGAGGTCCATGGTAAAGAAATCGCAATTTCGGTAGATTTAGTGTCGATCGAAGATAAATATAACCAGCAACAAGATACAGTCATTAAGGTGAATGTATATGAGCCAACTGGAAACTCAGATAATCTTGAAGAGTGGATAGAATTTAAAAACAAGCAACAGTAAGATGAATAAGATAACTTTACTATCGGCTTCGGCTTTCTTTTGTGTGGTTTGCACAACTTGCAGTGCTCCTAGTGAATCTATGATTCAAGAGGCTAAGGCATTTGCTGACATGAAAGAATCTAACTCTTCTTCTGGCATTAAGTGTGCAGCTCACTCCGAATCAGTATTGGAAGTTGCTACTCAAGATTCCTCTATAGTTGATACACATAGCGGAATTATTTGCATAGAAGACTGAAACTTTTAAATCTTAGGTTATATAAGTAGAGCAACGCGAAAGGCGATACGTCGCTTAGTAGCGCCTAAGATTGAAAGGAAACGCCGGCTTCTCAGATAAACTATCAAAGTGGGTAGGTTTTGTAGAACAACGCTGTGAAAGGCACTACAAAAAGATTCCCGCTAAGTCTTAGGTTTTAATTAAACATATCTAAATAATGAGACTTAATTCACTAGTAATCGACGAATTTTACAACGATCCTATGGAGACCAGAAATATGGCTCTTGGTTTGGATTTTGAAGTTCAGGGAAATTATCCCGGTAAAAGAACAAAAAGTGTAGCTAAAAAAGGAGGCAGCGCCTATAAGCTAATTCAACAAGCTATTGAACCGCTAGCGGGCAAAATTACTTACTGGCCTGATACTTATACTGGTTCTTTCCAATATACTACCTCTAGAGATCGTAGCTGGGTCCATGCAGATCAACACAATAATTGGGCTGGAGTTCTTTACTTGACTCCAGATGCTCCAGTTACAGGAGGCACTGGTTTATTTAAGCATAAACCAACTGGATTGGATAGAGCTCCAAGAAATCCAGACGGAACTTATGATGAAGATATGATGAAGATTATCTACAAGGACTCTCAAGACATGACTAAGTGGGAGATGGTAGATTTCATCGGTAACAAGTTCAACAAACTTATCATGTATCGTGGAGATTTGTTCCACACTTCACTTGACTACTTTGGACAAGACATTAACGATGGCCGTCTTTTTCAAGTTTTCTTTTTTAGCACTGAACGATGAATCAAGGTCGTAGAAAAGAGCAAACTGATTTTTCAGAAAAGGCCGTCGCTTTTGGATTTATAGGCTTTTTAGTTACTTTAATGATTTTAATTTTAACATCATGAATTATTGGAGCGGAGAATACGAAGATTGACATAAAAGGACCCATTGGGTCCTTTTTAGTTTGATATATATTGTAAACAAACGCGTTTAAATATGAAACATTTATTGACTCTAGAGCAGTTTATGAATGAAGGTGTCAACGACCCAGGTATCTTAAAAGTCTTTTTTATGGCTGGAGGACCAGGATCTGGCAAATCTTTCATAGCTGGAGAACTATTTGGATTCCCTAAAGGTGAAATGGGATCAGTGTCTTATTCGACAGGATTAAAGCTTGTCAACAATGACAATGCATTTGAGACCATGCTTAAGAAAGCAGGCTATCACATTGGTGATTTAGCAAAGTATGCTAAGAATAAGCAAGAATGGGATAAAGTTATGCAAATTAGAGACAGAGCTAAGAGCATCACTAAAACTCAACAAAATAACTATATTGCTGGCAGACTTGGTCAAGTTGTCGATGGCACAGGAAAAGATTACGGCAAGATTGAAAGTTTAAAGAAGCTTTATGAGGATTTAGGATACGACGCGTACATGGTCTATGTAAATACTTCACTTGATGTTGCTATGGAAAGAAATCGTAACAGAGCTAGAAAGCTGCCAGACGATTTGGTTAAAAATCTATGGCAACAAGTCCAAGACAATATGGGTAGATTCCAAAAGCTTTTTGGTAAAAACGATATGATGATAATTGATAATTCTAGCTATGATAACGCTGACTTAATCGATGCAGTTGAAAAGTCTATAATGCGTAAGCTAGGAAGACCTGTTCAAAATAGAATAGGTATTGATTGGATTAACTCTCAAAAAAATAGCAAGCTTTGATGAGCGAAGACCAGAAGAAATCTAACGAGGATCTGGTACAAGAGCTTATAGCGGCTTTTGCTAATTTAAGACAAAAATTAGAGGATCCTACTTATCTACAAATGAGTTCTTCTATTGATCAATTAACAGAGAATCAAAAGGAGATTAAAGAAGATATGTCTGAGCTTAAAAAGATGCTATTAAATCCATTTGATGGAGCTTTTGTACAAATTCAAAAGAATACGGATTATAGAAAGGATCATGAGGATAAAGAAGAGCAGTATGATGAGATACTCGAAGAACATAAGGCTCTTGTTAGATGGAAATCTAACTTTACAAGAGTAGGTTTAGCAATCATTACCTCTTTAGGTGCAATATTAACTTGGCTTTTAACCGAAATTATAAATGGATAAATGATATTTGATAGATTGACTCTCTTAGGCATCTATGATACTTTACAGACAATAGATGACAATGACGATAGAGTTTCATCTATCTTACTTCACCGCATCTCAAAATACGGAACTAAGACTTTACCCAGATTTAATAGCCCAAGAGAACTTAAAGATTACATAGATAAAAATTATCCATTTGTTGCTAAAAGTGAAAACTATTGTGGTTGTTTAACATGCAACGAAGGTTTTTTCGAGCTATTAAACTTTAAAGTTAAGGACATAGAAGATACTTCAATGTTCATTAACAATTTAAGAAGAGAATTTGAATCTGGAAAAGGTTCAAGATTAAACGGTTTAAGTGTAAAAGCTCTTAAAGATCTATTTAGGCAGAATGTTTATATGAAGGGTTTATTTGAATCCTACGTTTGTTTCCCATATATTCAAGATCCAGAGCTTTATACTGATCCATGTGAATATATTGAGATAATTAAGAACATACAATACGCTAATCTAATAGAACTTTATATGGCCAATGCTAGAAGAGCTGATATGCCAAGAGTAACTAAAAATCCATGCGGGTGAGGAGAATATATAAAGAGATGAAAAACACGCAATCCAGGCATGGACATTAAAAGGATAGAAGAATATAATTTTAGTCACGGTTTACACAGGGACAATCCAACAGGAAAGTTCTACTCTTTGCAACCACATACTTTAGGTCGTCCACTAACTCATGAGGAGATGGACTACAATATGCTCTATATGGAGCAGACCTTGGGAGGATATAAGATATTTGGTTCTAATGCTGATACCAGTCTTTCTGATGCAGACGTGGATAAGTCTTTAGTTTTACACAGAATTACACCACAGTCAGAAGATTACGCTAGATATACTGCAGATGGTTACTTTAGTGACAATGAACTTATTTGGATTCCATCGTGCTGTGGAGATACAACTTCTGGAGAGGCTTGTAATATAAGTGGTTTTGTTAGTGTTAGCGGACAAGCTTCGCCTGGTCAAAACGACGTAAGCATACTTGTATCGCTATTTGGTTTACAAGGTGTACCTCAGTTTTACATTAACAATACTCCGGTTACTTGGGATAGTATCGATAATGCAGGTAGATATGTATTTAATGGATATGGTCAAGGAACATATCAAATTTATGTAATCGATAGCGGTGTTAATGATTATGTTTGTGACTTAACATTAGTTGCTAATATTACAGAGCAGTTTAATCCATGTGAAGGATTCTCAGTTTCTCTAGTAACTTCTGATTCTGGAGGAGAAGGAGATCCTATTCCGTGTGAACTTGAAGATCTTGTTCTAGCAAACGTTTCACAACCTATAGAATTTGGATCTTCAGACGGTTGGGTTGAATTAACTCTTTCCGGATCTTGGACTGACTCTTCTCAACTTGTATTTACATTTAATGGAGATGTTAAAGCGCCTACTCCTCAAACGGCTAATGGTCCTACATTTAGATTTGAAAATTTAGAGGCCGGAGAGTACACAGTGTATGTTGTTGATTCAGCAGCAGATGTTTTCTGTGCAGAGTTTGTAGTCATAGACATACCTTCTGAACCAAATCCATGTGAAGGATTTACAGTAAATGTTACTACAACAGCATCGGGTGGAGAAACTTTAGATTGCGGTAACTTTGGAGTAACGTTAAGTACAACAGCATCAGGTGGAGAAACTTTAGATTGCGGTAACTTTGGAGTAACATTGAGTACTACTGAATCAGGAGGAGAGCCCGATGCATGTGTTGGATTCGGTGTAAATATTTCTACAGCTGAAGTTGGTGGTACTTCTCAATTACCTCCTCCGTCAATATGCCAAGATTTTCAAATTTCACTAAGCTCTAACCAAACTGGAATTTATGTTACTTTACCTGAAGGAACATGGGGAGATTTAACGTTCCAGTATTCAACTACAGATCCTTCTGACCCTTCTACCATATTTACAGATGCAGAAGATGTTACAATAAACCAAGACGGAACATTCCTTCTATCCGGATACTCAAGCGGAGATATTTGGATAAGAGTGGAAGAATCTAATAATCAGTGCACAGATATAGAAAGGGTTACAGTAAATGCGTAAAATCAATAAGATATATAAAAAAACATAAAAGCAATATAGAATGCCTAGTTATAATAATGGAAGCGTAAGAGCTAATGTTCAGGCTGGAAATACTTCGGGACCGTACATATACACGCTCTTTGTAGATGTAAACGGCAGTTGGGTACAATTTGACACAAATACTATTACCAATTTTGATAATTCTTGGTCAAACCCTAGTCCTTCAACAACTGCATTAACCTATGTCTTCGGAAACCAAGATGAAGATCCAAATCAAAATACAGATGGTACTCAGGGTTTACCCGCTGGTACTTATAAGGTAGAAGTCAGTTCTGTCAATGATCCATCATGTGGTGTAGTTGATGGTACAGGAACCGTAGACGATTACACAGACGGAGGTGGAGGTGATCCAGAGTTCACGTGTACTGATGCAGGGTTTACCATGCAAGCTACGACTACTGGTCAAATAGATCAACCTTCTATTAACTTTGCATCTGTTTCACAAGGTACTTTACAGTCTGTTTCGCCTTCTACGATTCAAGCTGGAGCAACGACATACACTGCTTCAATCTTAATACCTAATGGATTCATAGGTGCTGGCGTAGCCACGTTAGATACTTGTCAAGATGACTCGATTGGCCTCGTTGGCGGCGGTAATGACTTTAGCTGTAGCGATACAACCATTACTATTCCAAACGGAACAGTTGGTCAAAATGTAACAGCAACGTCAACTGTCGGTATAGTAGGAGCTATTACGCCAGCTCAATATGTTAACGGCACTACAACTTACTCGGTTGAAATAACAGCTCCGGCTAGTTATGATAACGCTGGAACTGTCTTAAATTGTTCAGCTACTGGTACAGCTACTTCAGGTGGTGGAACTAATGATTCTATCTACTTACTACACGGCGGAAGTGTATCCAGTGTTGAATTACCATATGTGAGTGATATAACAACAGCTACAACATATTATGTAAATGCAGCATTTGATACAGATAGCACTGCGAATGCTTTGACAAATGCAATGGGCTATATCTTTGATAATCAAGGTTCACAATATGTACCTGATCTAGTTGAAATTCCTAATATTACAGCTATAAATTCTACTCAAATACCAGATGGAACTATTAATTTCCCGGCAACGTCTAATGGTGAGTCTGCGCGTTTTTATATGATAGTTAATCAAAATATAGCTACTGATTTAACTTCAGTTCAGGCCTTTGCAGACGTGAATAACGGTGTAGCCGTAGCCTTTGCTTCTAGAAAGGCATTTAGTTGGAACGGAGCTGACTGGTGGATCTATAACACCGGTGCAAACGGAGTCGGAGGTACAGTATCATATAACTGTGTAATTTCTTAAAAAAATAATCAAGACATGCCAACTAATAATCCAATTTCTAACATAGCATTTAACACGTGGCTATCCCCTGATCAAAATAATTCTTCTTTTGAGGGTCTCCTACTAGCACAATATTTAAAGGGCGGTTATCAAACTGTAACTACCCTAGATGATAGAGATGCTATACCAATTTATGATGAAGGAGTAATAGCTGCTCATGAAGGATTTACAAGTTCAGGAGATGAAGGTAAAACAACGGGTAGAAGATCGTTGGGTATGATGGTTCATGTAATTGATCCAGCCGGAGATGGTTCTATTTTACCTAAAACATACGTACTTTTACCCTTAGGTTATTTTGGAAATAATGATAATTTAGGTTGGGATTCATGGTCTCAGCTTCCTGAATGGGAAAAAGCAAAGAGAATGAAGCCTAGTGCTACTGTTTATACAGATCAGGTTGCCGGTGGACCTCCTCCAGTCCCAGTTGAATATGTTTTACCTGAACCGCAAGTTGAAGATGATTGTTGGGTAGAACTTATTCAGTTCACTGAGCATCCTTTACCTCCTGGAGGCTTTGCTGGTCAAGTACTTTCAAAATTTAATGATGATGACTATAGCGTAGGCTGGATTTCTATTCCAGCTGGAGAAGCGGGTTCTCCAGGAGCTAGCGTAAACTTTTCTACACAATATGATGGTCCTCATGATATTCAAGAAAGTCGTATTCCTAACGACCCAACATTCCCTGCAATGACTGTAGACGGAGGATTGTCTTTTACTGGAGGTGAATACATTACTGTTCAATCAGATGCAAATCCAGAATATGTTCAAGTAGGTATTGTTGTCGATTACACAGATAACGGTGATGGTACTGGCTCTTTAGTATACAATCACGTTCAAGCAACCGGTGGAGGTCCAGGTTATTCAGGCAATGAAATCTGGAACATTAACTTATCATCTGCACCTGGTGTTACTGGTGACCAAGGGCCACAAGGTGAACAAGGACTTACTGGTAATATGACTACTACTTTCATAGGTAATTTATGGACTCACCCTCTTACTCCTGGCGCCAACGGTACAGCTTCTGGTTTAGCAGTGGATGGCCCAGTTGAAATTGCCGAAGGAGATATGTTTAGTGTCATAATGCCTACAGATCCAGATTCATCTTCTTCTCCATTAAACGGCACGTTTGTAGCTATAAACTCATGGACTCATCCTCAAACTCCAGATGATACAAACGCCGTAACTCCTATAATGGATCTATTAGCAAATTACGGTCTTAATTTTGAACCGGTTGTAACATCATTTCCTTCAGAACTTCAAGACGTTGCTAATTTTACAATAACTGTTTCGGCTAATAGTAAGTTTGAAATCGATGGCGTTGAACAAAAAGAATTATTCTTAACTAAGGGTAAAAAATATATCTTCGATGTTACTGGAGTAGATTGGGCCACACACCCATTCTTATTTTCAAGTACTGAAGATGGTACTCATAATGGAGGTACTATTTTTGGACCATTGCTTACATACAATATGATTAAGTACGATGAAACAGGAATTATAGCAGAAAGAATCGTATTAGAGGTACCTTCATCGTGGCCAGATCAATTATTCTACTATTGCACGAACCATTCAGGTATGGGCGGTACTGTTAATCTTTTAGGTGAACTTTCCACTCTAAGAAGTGACGTTATGCAAAGTAGCATGATTCCTGACACTAATGCGGCATATGATTTGGGTTCAGCCGAGTATAAGATTAGACACTTATTCTTATCAGATAACTCTGTTTACTTCGGAGATAATAACGTTCCGCTTAATTCAACAAAGGTACAAAACACTCTTAACTTTAGTGTAGATGAAACTCCACCTACAGGTCCAAACGATCCTGCTGGCGGTTTAAAAGGAGACATTAGATTCGATTTGGATTACATTTACATTTGTGTTGCAGACGGCGTATGGAGAAGAGCAAGTTTAGACAATACTTGGTTGCCATAAACTAAACATGCTAATTACTATAAATTTTAAAAGGTCAAGCATTTAGCTTGGCCTTTTTTGATATATAAGTAAAATGAATCTTAAAAAAATTAATTAAGATATGCCAACTAATAATCCAATTTCTAACATAGCATTTAACACGTGGCTATCCCCTGATCAAAATAATTCTTCTTTTGAGGGCCTCTTACTAGCACAGTATTTAAAGGGCGGTTATCAAACCGTAATCACTTTAGAAGATAGAAACGCAATACCAATTTATGATGAAGGAGTAGTAGCTGCTCATGAAGGATTTACAAGTTCAGGAGACGAAGGTAAAACGACAGGTAGAAGATCGCTAGGTATGATGGTTCATGTAATTGACCCAGCTGGTGACGGGAGTATAGAACCTGAAACATATGTACTTTTACCCTTAGGTTATTTTGGAAATGATGGTAATTTAGGTTGGGATGTATGGTCTCAACTTCCAGAATGGGAAAAAGCAAAGAGAATGAAGCCCAGTGCTACTGTTTATACAGATCAATTGGCCGGTGGACCTCCTCCAACTCCAGTTGAATATGTTTTACCTGAAGCACAAGTTGAAGATGATTGCTGGTTCTTATTAGAGCACCCGATTGAATTACCAGATGGCGGTTCTGCTGGTCAAGTCTTGACAAAAGTAGATAATAATAACTACAATGTATATTGGGCAGATCCTCAAGGAGGCACACAAGATGGAGCCCAGGGTTTCCAAGGCGCTCAAGGTAACGATGGAGTTGGCTTCCAAGGTGATACAGGTGCACAAGGTTTCCAAGGCGCTCAAGGAAACGATGGAGTTGGTTTCCAAGGTGATCAAGGTTTCCAAGGTGATCAAGGTTTCCAAGGTGATCAAGGTTTCCAAGGTGATCAAGGTTTCCAAGGTGAAGCTGGTCAAGCAGCTGATCAAGGTTTCCA